CGCTAATTTTTTAGGTTAGCGCCTTGGTAACTGTTTTTTTAACTTAATTAATTTTTTTGTGCTTGTAATTCCGCAATTTTAGCTTTTAGTTCCGCAATTGTAGCTTTTTCCGCTTTAACAGGAATATCCTGCACCGCTTTATTAAAAACATAGTTTAAAAAATCGCTTGTTAGTTCTTCCGCCTTGTATGTAGTGCGGTGCGGATACTGTTTCGGATAAGTGTTATTTTCTATACCTTGTAGCTCATCGATTCTGCTTTTAGTGTAAAGTGTAACCATATTATTAGATTTTATTAATAAAAACATACAATTTTTTTCCTTGTATTTTACAAAGATTTTATGGAATTCATTATTACAAGGCTTTAAGCTAAAATCTTTGTTTTCTTCGATATATTTTTTAATAACTTGTAAACTAGCATTAGCGCTAACACGTTTTTCTAAATTCTCGATTTTTTGCGCTTTTTTAGCTTCTAAGGCTTTAACTTGTGCTTCTAATGTTTCGATAACTTGTGCATTTTCTGTTTTAACTTCGCTTTTTTTAACTTCGCTTGCTTGTGCTTTTTTGTTAGTTTTAACTTGTGCCATAATGTTTTTCCTTTATTTTAACTATTAAACGCTTATAAGGTTTTAACGTGTACCGATTAATTAAACTAACTATATATATTATTTACTTTAGTGTTAAGCGGTCTTTGTCGCTGTCCCTTATACTTGTATAATACCATCTGTTTAAATATTTTAAATAGTTTAAACGTATTATTTTAATAAAACTTAATAATATATGTCTCAAACCCTTGTAAAACCGGCATTTTTTATTTTTTAAAATTGTAAAGTTATATTAAGTTAGATTAAGTTTTATTAATATTTTAGTATATATGTAGGAGTTTTTTTAGTGTAGCGATTTTTTAAAACTATTAAGCAATTTTCTAAAATATTAAAAAATGTAAAATACTTTTTTTGTACTATGTTATTTTTTATAATTTTATGGTAACTAAAATATAAAACCGTAAAACCTAATAACGACAGGCATTTGAACCTAATGCGAAAGTCAAAAAGCCTATTATTATTGAGTTTTAGCCGATACTATACAAATCTGAATACTATTGTGAATTGTATAGTATATAGATTTACATACCAAGCGAAAATCCTAGTGTTACAAGGGTTACAGCGCATGTCCTACTGTCGCAACGGTTCCAAAGGATTTTTAAAAGTGTCAATCGGACAATTAAAAAGTGGACAAAAATCCTGTATAAAAACAGAAAATTGCAAATTGCAAATTGCAAACGAGAAAATTGCAAATTGCAAGCGGTAAAATTGCAAACACAAAATTGCAAATTGCAAACAAAAGAAAGCCTCCTATTTCTAGGAGGTTTTTAAGTTAATAGTTAAAATAAAAATCATATTTCAAGGCTAAATATATGTTGTTTATGATAATATATTCTTATATTAGAACATATATTATAATTGAAAGTTTTTATTAATTTTTTTATTTCTCTTATTAGCCCGCCAAGTGTGGAATATTTTTCAGCTTTCATACCTTTTTTAGTTCTAAAATAATAGTTATGGTGAAAATTGCTAATACAACAATCAGGAACACCAGCGAAATCTGTTAATTGAATATCAGGGTTACTTTTTACAGCCTCCCTCTCTAATGTTATTTCCAACTGGTATTTCTCATATAAATTTTTAAGCAACCTCTCCTTTTGAGAACTGGATAGTTTTTTATAGTCTATTGTATTTACTGTACGCATCTTACTTCGTCCTTTATACTTAATCTAGCGACTTCTTTCATTATACAAACACCTTGTGAAAGTGACCAACTTGTTATTCCTGTTTTATGTTGGTAGGCTCTAAATAACCTGCAACCAGCCTGTTCCCAAGCTATTAGATTAAACCCAGTTCTCCCATAATGATTACTATTAAAATTTACATTGCCCGCTTCATACGCATTTAACAATACAATTTTACTATATGGAATATATGGTATCGCATTTTCTAAACCTATTAGTCCTATTAAGTATCCATATTTTTCTTCATGTGGAACTTCGTGGTGTGGTTTATTGAAATGTTTTTGTATTACTTGGTCTACGTTTGGCATTAGTACCTTCTCTCTTTGTTAATTCGTTCAAACATTTGTTTAGTTAATTGACCGTAATAGTTATCACCAAAACTGCAATCACCAAAGTGTACTCCGTGTAAAAATTCAGTTACGAATTCTATATCACTGTAACAATATTGTTCTATTGCAAGTCTCGCATTTCTAAATAAGTTAGTCATTGGTTCACCATCAACGGAAACATAGAAATAAAGATTGTGTGTCATTAATAAGTATGCACTTGGACCCCATTGAGGTTCTGTTAATAAAAATTCGTGTTCCATTATTCCTACTCCTATAACCTTGTAACCTTTAACTCTGGAAAATTGTATTGTAATCTAGGTACAAACTCGTCATACACTTTTGCATAACCGTCTTTGTATTTTACGCCGATTACATCCCTCATTTTCCAAGTGTAATCTAATAAACGATAGTCCCTGTCCATATAAAATAGAATTACTCTATATACAGCAGTTCCCATTTTGGTAGTATATTGAAATTCATATACTAGGTTATAACGTTTTAAATCACGTTTGCCTTTAGATTTTAGTTCTTTTCGGAATTCTTTCATTGCAACTCGTTTAGCCATTGTACTACTCCTGTTCTTGTTCGCCGTGTTTTCTTACTTGGTATTCATAAGCCTCACGTTCTTGTTTTGTAGTCTCGTTGCAATATGATTGGTAACTATATGTACATTGATTTGATGAACTATATGTACATTTATAGTTTTTGAAACTTGGACTTACATAACATCTTTTACTCATAATAATTTAATCCTTTCTAAAATACACCTGCCATTGCATTTACAATGACCAATGTAACTATTTTAACTATCAACGTAAGTAAATTTTCCATTTATTCTGCTGCCCAGCCACCAACAACCCAAATATTTTGAGTATCGTTCTCAACCTTGACTGCAAAGGCTGGACCCCATTTTTCCTGTTTATCTAAAACAAAACTTCCAGCATCATCTTCATTATCGTATTTTTGCCATTTGAACTCGATACCACTAAATGTAGTGAATGAGCCATTGTAAGGGTCGTTTCCGTATTCCCAACGGTCTTCTTCTTGTCTTTTGTAAAAGACTTCCTTTACTTGTTCTTTAGTCATATCGCCTTTTAATGTCATAAATTTGTCACATGCGCCCATAGTTTGTTCCTTTCATTAATTAACTATTAACTTTATATTATTATTTTAACATAATTTTTTATATTTTAAATAGTTTATATGGTGTATTTTAACAATTTGTTACAATCAACAGTTCTCACAAGCCCAGTCCATATATTCTTTTTTGGCTTCGTTAAAGGCTTTATTTAGTAATTCATTTTCATTTACTTGTTTAGTAGTTACGCCTAGGGCTGCAAACACTTCGGTCAACCTATAACTATAAATGTATTCATAATTGCCTAACTCGTAACGAAATGCACTTTTTGCAAAGTCAAAATCACTTTTTAGTCGTGCTTGCATTTCGTGCCAATGTCTTTCGGACAGTTGTTCAGCTTCTTTTATTTTACTTTTTCTAATAAAGCCACCGCCGTAATAACTAGCAAATTCTTTTTTAAACTTGTCTAGGCTCATATTTAATTTTTCTAGCAGTTCATCGAATTGCTTTTGACCAAAAGCCCAGTAAATTGCGTCTTTTGTAAAATCGTTGTATTCTTGTTCATGTCTGTGCTTCATTTCGATATATGTTTCTTTATTCATTTTTATTTTCTCCTATTTATGGTTCAACGTTTGTTATTTCAACAAATTTTAGTCTGTACCATTGTTTAAAAGTGGTTCCACATTCTAAACATTCACAGTTAAAGTAACCTTTAGATTCCTCTACAAGTTCAAAACCGTCGAAATTCAAATCATTACTATTACATACTGGACAAATATTTTCTCTCATTTTTATTTTCTCCTATTTTATTCTAAACCAAGTTTTTTAATGATTTCGTTATTAAAGAAATAAGTTTTTCTTTCGCATTGCCATAACTGTTCAATATCGTGGTATGAAGTTTCTCGATAAACTAAATAGTTGAGGGTTTCAATATTAAAACCGCCCACACTACAAGCTATATCAAGTTCTCTTTGTGTGTACAGTTCGTTCTGTAAAAGGAATTCATATATTAATTGTGATTCATCTTTAGCCATTGTTAAGTCTCCTATATGTTAGTTCTAATAAAATCGTTTAAGCAGTATTCTTCATCGTTGTAGATAAAGAACGGTACTTCTTTTTCATAAATAACAACGTGTTGTGAACCGTCGTCTAGCACCACAAAATCATCAAACTCGTGAATTATATCGACTATATTTAGAAATCCGTTTGTCGCTATTACTTTTTTAGTCATGTTAAACCCTTTCTAAAATGCACTGCTCACTGCGATATAACTTTTAACAATTTCAGGGGCGTATTGGCATTGTATTGTAATGTCTTGCACTAACGCTTTTGGATAACTGTTTTGAATATGGTCGTGTATCCTACTTAAAAACGCCCTGTCTTTAATAATTAGTCCATTATGGGTAAATGTTAAAACCATCATATTGCACTTTTTTGTTTTATTTGTGATATAACGGTCGATAACAAAATCAACGTGGTCTCTTGTGTCAATACAACTCCACAAATCAAATACATTTAAGTATTTTTTCCTTTTGTTTACTTTAATTAGGTTCATAATGTACCCTTTCACATTTAACTATTAACTTTATATTTTAATAATACCATATATAAAATATTTTACAATAGTTTTATATTTTTTATTTACAAAAATTAATATATATGTATGCCATGAAAAATCCCTTGTAACCCTTATATTATATATATTTTAATATTATTAAGTTTTATTAAAAAAACACTTGTAAAATATTTAAAATATATTATAATAATATTATGGTAAAAACCAAACTAAATAGAAAGGTTCAAAAATGAAGAACATTATTTCAATTGTACTTGTATGTACAATGCTATGTTCTGTTGTTTTTGCGAGTTCTACTAAAAAAACTATTAGGAATAACTCCGGTTATGTAACAGGTCATACAAGAAGTTATTCTAACGGTAGAACTGTGCAATATGACAAATATGGCAGCGTTCAATACAAATACAAGAAAAACTCAAACGGAACTGTTACGCAATACGACAAGTACGGCAGGGTGCTTGGAACGTATCGCTAAAATTGCAAATTGCAAATTGCAAGCGACAGAATTGCAAATAGCTGTATAGAGAATTGCAAACCAACCCCAAGACCTCCATTTCCCAAATTGCAAAGCAACTAAAATTGCAAATTGCAAAAGAAAACCGACTGTAGAAATACGGTCGGTTTTAGTTTGTTTATAAAGAAAGGAATGGTTATGAAATTAAGAGCTAAATTTTATTTTCTTTATTTTATTTTTAACTGCACAGAAACTTCTGTTAGGTAACAAAGCATTAATTTCTTTAATTGTAAGCTTCCTATAATTACGATAAACAACCTCTAATTCTTCTTTTGTCCATAAACCCTTATGGACTCTTTTTTTATCGTCGTTTTTCTTCAGGTTTTCTACCATATATCTGCCCCCTCTATGAAAAATGGGTCTACCTCGTAATGTATGCAACCGGACTTGCTACAATTTCTATGGTTGTTGGTCTTGGTACACCTTCCGTCACAAAGTCCCTCTCCATGAATACAAGTGTTTTTGCAATGGTGGTATTTGCAATCTGCGCAAAGTATATGTTGCTTACGTTTACGTTCTTTAGCCATTTTTTCCGGTTAATAACTCGTATACTCCCCAAATTATTTCTATTGGCAATAAAACAAATCCAAGTAATAATAGAACTAAATATATAATATATGGTTTATGAACAAGAGGTCCAAATGCAGCTATTACGTCCTCGTCCTTTACTATTTCTAAACAATAATAGCATCTAGTAAAACATATTAATCCAGTTATACAAAAATAAATTAGGAATCCTGTCATTGTTTATTTTCCTTGTCTTGGTCTAAATCGTTACAAAAAGTTGCATAATCCGATACGGTTTTAACTAAAAAATCAATAGTACGTTTATGTTGAAACGCCTGGTCTTTTGTAAACGTACCGTATTCAACAGAAACGTCAATTCCTGCTTTTTGTATTTCAGCAAAAGCCTTTAACTTACGTATTTCTATAACTGGTTCTGTCATTATACTTTTTCCCATTTTATTCCGTTACCAAAACCAGTAGAGCCGATACCACCGCCCCTATCACCTTTTCTAAAATTTTCATCGTCCGGCACGATATTCCACTCAATGTCTTCTTTTTTAACTAATTCTAATTGAGCCACACGTTGTCCGTCTTCTATTATTTGTGTTTGGTTTCCAAAGTTGTGCAATACAAGTTTTATTTCGTCCCTGTACCCAGCATCAATAATTGCAGTTCCATTTGCAAGTCTACAATGCAATTTACAACCAGTTGAAGAACGTGGGTGTATTTTTAATCCGTAACCATAAGGAACTTTTACTTTAATTCCAGTTCTAAACATATTGCATGAACCTGGAGTTAGTGTGAAACCGTTTCTTGGTGCTATTACTTTTACATCCATACAGAAATCTGTGTCGTTTGCATAAACTGGTAAATATTTTAAATCACCACAAACTATATCAATTAAATGTTTCATTATTTATTTTCCTTTTCTTCCATTTCTTTTAGTATAAAATACAATCTTCCACCAGCATTAAAAAATACTTGTGCCGCATGCAATAATCCTGTTTCTTCGTCGTACACCTCGTCCTCTTTTAGAAAATGTCTTATCATTGCATTGGTAAGTCGTTCTTTACCGTCTTCCAACTCTTTCCAGTTTCCTCGTCCGTATGTTTTTGTTCCGTACTCGTAAACCTTGCAAAGTTCTAATAACTGTGGTTTATAATCTTGAATCATGTCGGCAATTAACGGTTTGCCTGTGTCGTGTTTAACTCCTGGACAAACTTTATGTTCTTTTAAGGTTTGTTTCCAATCTTCATACTCTTTTTCGTCCATAAATAACTCCTTCCTATATAACATATAGTCTTTTTTAAAAAATTATAAATTAAATGTACTTTTCTATTTCCTGTACGATTAGTTCAATATTTTGTATTTTTCGTTCAGGTCTATGACCGTTATTTAGTTGTTTTCTTATTTCCTTAATAGAATTTTCCAGTCTTTTTACATACCTTAAAAATAATTTATTCTGTTTCAATTGAATTAGTTGTTCCATCGTTAGTTTGTAACTCATTTAACACTACCTCACAATCAAACTCAGCTAAACTAATATATAATCCATTAAAACCTTTTAAATGTCTAGGACAAGATGTCTTTTTGCAATCGTAACTTTTGGCACAATATGTGTTATTCATCTTTGACCTTCTTATCTAGTTCTTCGTTTTTCATTTTATTATATTCTTTTAAATCTTCCTTAACTTCTTTTAGAATAAGGTGGATATCTTTATCTTTAATTTTTAGATTATGTAATTGTATTTGATGTAAAGCATAAAAAGTTTTCATTAACTTTTCTTCATAATGGTCTATTAGACTACTACACCAACCTAAATCATGTTCATAATGTGATATTTCCCCTTGTAAATTATCGCATTCTTGCTCTTTGCGTTTGTATTTTTTATATAAACAATTAGGATTATCCTCACAGCATATCGCTTCTCTAATATCCTCGGTGGGATTGCATAATGGAGTTCCCCATTTATTGTTAAAAACTAAGCACCCACTCACATCAACACCATCAATATAAAATTTATCTGTTTGTTCTATAAATTTATTTACTGCTTCTTGGTTAATAGGTTGGTTTTCTGCTTCAACAAATTTATCTTTATCAATTATTATCTGTTCGTTATTTTTAGTCATTGGTTATGTCCTTTATTAGCTTAATATTTTCGTTAATATCTTTTGTATTGCAGTCTATATATTTGTTTGTATCTTTTATGTAAAGTTGCTTGCATATATTTTGTTTAATTTCGGCTGTAGTTTCGTTTATTCCTATTGTTAAACCAGCACCAAAAGTAAAACCTATAGTTACGATAAATGTAATCAATCCAAATAAGCCATCTCCACTCATTCTTCCACCTCTTGTAAAAGCCATTGTTTAATGCCTTGTATATGTTCTTGGTCACAATCAATGTCATCACAATAACCAATAGGTTTTTCTTGATGTGGACAGAAACTGCAGGTTGAGCCAATAATTTCCACAAGAAACAAAGCCATCTCATCAATGCTCATTTGTGTTATCTTTTCAAAATTATTCATCTGTTACCCTTTCTTAATATTAGGGTTTAGAAAGTTACTTGTTAATTCCATTTCACATAGTGGATATAATTGCCATTCTTCTTCGTTCCTGCATCCAAATGTTGTTACTTTGCTTTGGTATGTTACCGTTGCAAAATTTCCACATTGTAATTCTTTTCCACATTTATCACAATAATATTTAATCATTAATCTATTCCTTTTATTACCTTTATAATTTCAAAACTGGACTTTGTTGTGCATTCTAAATACTTGCCTGTGTTAGAATATAATTGTTTGCAGAGCTGGCTTTTAAATTGAACATCTTCACCTTCAATTGCCAGAAGACCTATAATTAGACAGCCCATTATTCCTATTAATAGTCCTGTCATAAATGGAGGTATATTGTCAGTATCCATTATTCTTCTCCTATGTTTATTGTTAATACTTTGCGTTGCACCACGCCGTTATATTGTATATGTTTAATCTTGTCCCCTTCATATATAAAAGTCCAGTCTTTGGAATCGGCATCAATCATGGTTAAAATTGCCGACTCCTTCTCTTCCTTTGTAACAGGCATTGTATTTACTACTTCTAACATATCTATTTGCATGACTACCCTTCTAATACTAATTTTCCTAATTTTAAACTTTCCGGTACATTAATTACTCTTTGGTTTGTACTGCCTACCCATTTACAATTCTCGTCGGCTAGTTCTTCTACAAACCTGCCTTCACACAAGACATCTATATATTGCATAACTTCGTAATCTTTAACTTGTTCCCAAGTGTACCCAGTATATAGCCAAACTGTTTTATCTGGAAAAGAGTCTTTGAAGTCTTTGCAAATTGTAGTTACTTCCGCAACATTACCTGGATATAATGGGTCTCCTCCTGATATTGTTAAACCTGCGCAATGTGAATGCATTGCAGACTGTGCTATTTCCATACCGGCTTCAATATCAAAAGGTATTCCTCCATTTGGGTCGTGTGTTTCAGGGTTTTGACACCCTTTGCAGTTGTTTTCGCAACCTGCAACCCAAAGTACAACCCTTAGACCCTCTCCGTTTAGCATATCATCGTGTGTTATGTTATGGTAATTCATTCTAATAAATCCTCGTTCTCGTAAATATTTCCTATTACTTCCATATGATTTAACGGCCAATAAGTAGCTTCGCCTTGAAACATAGCTTTTTTGAGTACAAAACAGCCACATCCAAATTTAATTCCGTCAATAAATTTATCGCAAATTTTAACAATGTCCCCTTCATAAATAAGTTTACCGTTTTTGTCTTTTAATCCGGAACATTGCATGACTTTGTTATGTACATTTTCAGGGTCTATTTTAGGGTCAAGAATTAATGGGTTTAAGTATAATACATCATAAACCATTCTATTTTCTAAACCTTTCCAAACCCTAAATTGAAATCTAGGCTCCATAGTCTCGTTCCATCCTTACAATACGATGACATAATTCTTCTTGTGCCTCTGTTAGGCATTTAATTTTATGTTCATAGTAATGTTTTTGTAATTGCCATTGTCCTAACTTTTTAAAGTTTTCGTCCCTTTGTTGTTTTAATTCTTCTATTTGTGCTTCCATTTATACTCCACTTTTTATTAGATTAATTAAATTGTCTTTTCCTATTTCCATTATAGCCTCAGTTAGAAATCCCCTATCCAAACAATGCACTTGTCCAACATCACATATTATATAAGTATGATTTTGTTCCAAGTAGTCTTTAGTGCAATTTAAAACGATAAAGAATTTAGTTTGTTCTGTATCACTCCAATCTATTTCTTTACCATTATTTAATTTTAAGGCTAAATCTTTTAATTCTTGTTTTGTTTTTAAGTTTTTAAAATATTGCTCACATTCATGTTCCGTTTCAAAATAATTACCTGTACAATAACGAAAATCATCTGTCCCAAGATTTTCTTCATAACTGTATGTGACTTCGTCAGTGTCGTCTACGTACCAATAACGGTCTCCCTCATTACCTCGCCATCTTGTAACAGACTTTTCTTGTTTTTCCGTTTGCTTGGTTCTTAATTCTTTTATTCTTTTAACAAGGTCATTTGCCGCTTGTTCTAATAATTCAAATTCGTTCATTATACCTCCTCTATATTAAAAAACTTAATACCTTTGATTTGCATATTGATTTCTTTGTCTTTGTTTGTGTCGATTAATGCTTGTCCGTATGCTTTACACTCAATTATTGAGTTATAAAGTTTAATAGGTTCATTATCTATTAATAGACAATATTGGTCTGGTTTTAATGGTTTTGAAGTTTGTACTTGTGGAGGTTGTTGTGTAGGTTTTTGACGTGTGGCGTTCCATAATTGTTTTGGACTCCATTTTTCATCATCTTTTGGAGTTAGTTGTTGCAAACATTTAGCACGACATTTGTCTATTACTTCGTACATATAAGAGCCATATCTTTTAGGGTCAACGATACCCTTTAACAAGTATTTTCTAGTTCCTGATAAATACATAGCTACACCACTTTCACCCATAATTCCGGCTCTATTAATCTTTTTAATCGCTATGTTATTTCTGTATTTAGCATACTTGTAAATTTCGGTTAATACCTGTTCCTTCAAAGGTGTTTTGTAATTGTCAATAGACTTTGCTAATTTTTTCTCTTCTAACATCATAACTTTTTCCTTCTCTTCATATTCAATAAAAAAGGGCGAAATCTATTCGCCCACGCTGTCTGTTCTAATAATATCAATAACCAATTTGTCCGGAGTATCGGCACAAGTAATTTTTAATAACTCGGTACCAGTTAATTCCAAACGGTCTGCAAACTTTTTAGGGAACGTAAAAATGAACCCTGTCGGTACTTTTTGAATTTTTCTAATTTCAGCAAATCCTGCCATTTAATTTATCTCCTTTTTAAACTTGTTTTTACTTTTTTAGTATAACAAAATAAAAAATATTTTACAAGTTTAAAAATGTTTTTGTAACAAAAATTAATATAAATAATGTAGTAAAAGAACAGTTTAGCCTCATGTTCAGGAGGGGGGTAAAGAGAATAAAATTAAACCTTTATAATTATTTTAAAATAATTGTGTTTACCCTCGTTTAAATCGGTTTTAAGGTGGTTGAAATTATAAATAGGTTAGTTAGTATTACCCCATAATTTAACCCTTGTTAAATCGTATTTTAAGGGTGTGGAACTGTACCTTGTGCTAAACATTTTTGTAAATGTTTTTTACACTTTTCATAAATAACTGCACGAGCAACATCTCTAGTCATTTTATTAAAGTCCCACCAAAACCAAATTATACTTTCCATTGCATCCGGCGCTTCGCTAATTAAATTTAGTACGTTTTCCATTGGGTAAATACCACACTCAATAGTCATTGCTAAATTAATTGCTTTTCGTTTATCTTCTTCGTCTAATTCAATCATTTTATTTCCTTTATATTGTCCTCAAATTTAAAAACACCGTTTGAATAAAGATACATAGCCACTTTGTACATTATTTCACGTCTTACAAAATAACCATTGGAGGAAGTTCTACCTGCAATATCTTCAAAAACTGTCATGTGGTGTCCGAACGGTGTGAACTTCTTTTCGTAATCTAGATGATTAAAGTAATACTCGTACATAATCATTTCATGTTGTGTGTCTTTGAAAAACTGCAACGCTCGTTCAATTGCTTGACAGACCTTGCAATCTGTTTCGGCTGTACTTTGTTTTAGTTTAAAATAATTCCTTAAACTGTTTTCTACAAACTTGTACTGCCACTCCTCCAATAAACGCATTCTATGTCTCCTTGTCGATAGTAAATAATTTTTTCCTTGTGGAAACGTTTAGTTCCTTAATGTACTTTTTATAACAACTTGGTCCAAATCCTAATTCTTTACCTGCTTTACTTTTTAGTTCTCGTCCACATCTACGACAAAAAACTCTTTTTGTTTCGTCCTGCATAATTACTCCTACATTACATTAGCTACTAAAAAAGGTATTGCGTTTTGAGGTTCTATTTTACCTATTTTAATAGCCTCGTCTGTGTATTTAATTTGTCCCATAATGTCTAATAGTTCACTAGGTTCATAGTGATAACCTTTTTCGTAAACCATTTTAATTTGCCACCCTGTCAACCCAGTAGTTTCACTTACTTTAGCTCCTGGGGGACAAACACTAACAAGTAAAATTGATTTGATATTAGTGTATAGTAAACTTAAAATTGCTATTGGCGACTCCTTAGTTACATCCAAGTCCTTCAATAGTTTAAAAGTAGTTTCCACGTCCCTTTTACAAATTGCGTCAACTAACTTAAAAACTATTTCCGTTTCCTGTGTATATATTAATCCTTCTTTTAACATTTTACCAAAAGCTTCTTCATGTTTAATATTATAAACTTGCGATAAGTTTTTTAATTTGTCCACTTCTAATAAAATACGGTTGTAGGAATTATCGCACATCAAACTTAATTGTTTTGCGGAATCTGTGGTTAGGTCTATTTCTTTTTGGACGTACTTCGCAAGCATTACTTCGTTTAACTTTTCAAATTCGCATATTTTATCTTTATATGTTTTGTAAAACTTGCCACGTTTATCCAAATGACTATAAATTAAAATAATTGTATGGTCTTTTGTTGCAGTCATTAACTGTTCCCAATACTTTTCTTCCTTTAAAAATGCAAAGTCGTCTAAAATAACATACACGTTAGATTCTTTTGTTAGTTTTGCAATTTTTAAAGTTTTAAATATTTCGGCAACGGTGTCTTTTCTTGTTAATGTTCTATTTTGTACCTTTGCAATTTGGTGTGTATAAATGTTCATAATTTTAATTTCGTCGCCTGTAAAAATATACACATTATCCAAATTTTTATCCACAATAGATTTTTTTAGTTCGGCTAGGTTCATTCTTCCCTCCATACCTTACGCACTGCAAGAATGAACTGGTCTAAACAATATTGTTTATTTACAGAATTTTTGTACATTAATTCTTTTACCAACCCACAAGCTAGGAAATAAGTTTTTAGGTATTTCTTTTCCCCAATTTCCATATAGTGCGCAACTAACTCGTATTTAAGGGCTTGCAAAAATAATAACAAGTCCCATTTATCTTCATCTTTTTTAAGCGCTAGTTTATGTTCGATTTTAAAAGCGTTTGCTGAGCTTACTGTGTGTAAATTAAACGCAACAGTTCTTACAAACTCTTGAAATTCGTTTATGTCGTAAGTTGCTAACATATCCACTTCTTGTGGGTTACTAGCTATTTTGGAAATATACGTACCCAATGCTAAATCAAGGGTGTCCGGGTCACGTTTACTACAATAATAACTAAATAATTCATTTTCGTTATATTCGTCCATAACCAAAACGCATGCCCTGCTTATTAAAGTTTTTAGTGTGTTTGCTGGGTCTGTTACTGTTAAAATAAAATAAGCCTTTTGTGGTGGTTCCTCGGTTACTTTTAGTAAAGCATTTTTAGCTTGAATACTCATTTTATCAGTATCGGCTAAAACATAAACAACTGGTTCCGTGTTTGTGTAAGAGTTTGTTATTACTTCCCTTACCTCCTCAACACTTACTCCGATAGGAACAAGGGGATAGCCCAATTTATCGGCAATAGCTTTACTTAATAACTTTTTACCTGAACCCCTTGCACCCACCAGGAGGACAAACCTTGGAAAATCCTTTTCGGATAACTTATCTATAATACCTAATAATCTTTTTTGTCCAATCATATTAGTCCACCCAATCAAACAAAGTAGCTTCTACATACTGTTTAACGTTTGTTTCACGTTTTAGGTTATTGTTTAATTCTAATAAATCGGTTAATAAATTGCCTACTGCATATTCCGTTAATTCGTTCAGTCTAGATTCTAAAGTAGAAGGCAATTGTGTATATTTGAAATCTTTAAACAAGGCATATTTATTAACGTCCAAAACAAATAACCAAAATTGCTTCATAAACTGTGTTAAATCAAGTCCACTATTGTAAACTTTTTCCACAATTTCTATACAACCTTTTATATTCTCTGTACCGATAGCGGACAATAAATCGCACATTGTGCCATAATCTACTGCCCCTAACGCTTCAAGTACGTTTTTTGTGTTTAACAATTCGTTAAACGATAAACACTTATCCATTAACGTAATTGCGTCACGCATACCACCGTCGGCAACCTTTGCAATATATTCAACTGCTTCGTCGGTGTATTGTATTTGTCTTCCTTCTTTTATTTCTTGTTCTAAAATATAGGTTAGTCTTTTAACTACACCGTCCAAACTAATTTTTTTGAAATCGTAACGTTGAACCCTAGATAAAATTGTAGCCGGCAATTTTTGTGGGTCGGTTGTACACATAATAAATATTGCGTGTGCAGGTGGTTCCTCAATTAGTTTTAACATAGCTTGGAAACCTGCATTACTTACGGCGTGTACCTCGTCTATGATAAATACTTTATAGTCGCTATCCAAAGCTTTCAATTTAGCTTGGTCGATAATTGTTCTAACTTGGTCAACCCCATTGTTGGAAGCAGCATCAATTTCAATTGGTGTACCTTTTCCGCCGTTTAACTCGTTTGCAAAAATACGTGCGGAAGTTGTTTTTCCTGTACCTGCACTCCCTGTAAACAAATAGCAATTTTTGTGTGTTTTAGTTTCTAATTGGTTTTGTAAAATTGCTATAACAGAACTTTGTTCAGTTACGTCGTTAAACGTTTTAGGTCTATATTTAATTGCTAATGTTTTACGAGACATTATTCCTCTCCTTCTTCAGTTAAATCGTTTTTAATGTAGTTTTCAAACATTTTAAATATTTCGGGCGTTTCATCGTCCCCTACGAGTTTTGTTGTTTCTCGTTGCTCTGTGAAATCTACACCCAATTGAATCATTTCTATTACGGCGTCGGTTGTCATATGACCGCTTTCGGCTACTGCCCTAACCGCTGCAATTAGTCCCCCAATAACACCAAAAGGTTGACCCTCTAATTTAACGCCAACTGCGTTATCTTCGTATCGTGTTATTTCCACACGTTTAAAATCCGATTCCTGAATTTTTTCTAATAATAAGTATTTAAGTAGTTCTCTTTCAACGTTCATTCTCTTTCTCCCTTCATTAACGTTTTCATTGTTTTTTCGGTTATTACATAATATATTTCTTCATCCGGTCCAAAATTAAAAGCTAACGTCATATTTGGTTTTCTCATTGCAAAACGTTCTTCCTCTAATTTTTCTAACCACTCTTTCTTAATGGTTATAGATTTTTTACTGGTTGTTTGAGTTTTACATTCTACTAACCAATCATTAGCCACAACATCACCCTTTAAAAATGGGGTAGCTCCACTATTTGGTTGAACTTTACCACCTAATGATTTAGCCACATACTTTTCTTGTTTTGAACTATATTTTCGAGTATTCACGTAATAACCCCCTTACAACTAACATATATTATTTTTATTGTTTTTATAAAATGTATCGAGTTGTAGCGCTTTAAACCTAGCCCAAGCTTCCGTCATGTTATCGTGAGAAAATAAATCGTACCCACTAAAACCAGTCCAATTCTTAAAGGCTTCCGGAAATACTGCTTTTTCTGTTTCTCTTGGGTACTGTTTTTGGAGTTTAAACAATTCCTTGCACCAACTGTCAAAAGTAAAATCGCTAATTAAGTTAGTATCCCATTTATAGTAAAGGTACGAATGAACTAATATTTGACGTCTACGTCTATTTATTAGTTCCAGAATTTTAGGACTAATGTTTATTTCATTTTTATTGAATAGTGCCACTAATTTGCTCCAATAATATTTGTTCTAAACAATTATAAAGTTCCCATTCTTCCCTTAAAAACTCAATAAGTTTAGATTTACCATTAAATTTAAGTAAATTGCCTTCAGCGTCGGACAACGGTTCACCATTTTCTATATCCTGCATTATAGTGTACCAAGCCCCAGTCTGTACAATTAAGCCGTATTTTAACGCCACTTCTACTAAATCCATATACTTATCCACACCTAAAGAATAATTTAGGGTATAACTACCATTCTTTCTATCCGGTTTACATACTTTAGTTTTTTCAATTCGTAAATTAACGTAATTGCCAGCCGCACCGTCTGCACTTCTTGTTAAGTCTTTGTATTGTTCACTGTAATAACATCCTTTACTAAACATTAAACGTAATGAACAAACGTGCTTCCAAGTTTTTCCGCCCGGAGTTTTATACACACTATAACTATTAGAAATGTCCTCACGCATTTGGTTTATGCCAATAAACGTACAACCGTATCTAGCACAAGCGTATTCTATCTTTTTACTAAACCTTGTAAGCGGTCCGGCTATTCCGCAGTATGTTTTTTCTTCCATACTTTTTTCCCACTCTTGTTGCGATAACATTGCACCAAGACTATCTAAAACAACTAAACCAACTTCCCCAGTATTAACCATACTTTCAATATTGTCGAAAATCTGTTCCGCACTTTGTGATAATGGTTGCATAAAATAAAGGGTTTCAACGTTTACCCCTAATGTTCTAGCCCAGTCCTCGTCAAAAGTATTTTCACAGTCAATCCAAATAATAGCTTGACCCCTGCCCCTGTTTTGCAAATATTGCAATCTCTGTTCGTCGGTCTTATTTAATTTAGGTTGACTTTCTAAACTTTGAATTTCGTGTTCATACTCTTGTTGAAAACACTTTTGTGCGTTAGCTACAATGTCTAAAGCAGTTGTTGTTTTACCACCATTTTCTTCCCCAAAAAATTCAATAACTCGTCCCCTTGGAATACCACCGTATAAACTATAACAAGCAGTTAAGCTAGATAATGGTATAACGGATAATTTTGGTCGTACTTTACCAACTGTTGCGACTTGTTCCTTATAGGTCTTATTTATTTCGGTAAATAATTCATCCAGTTTACTCATAAACCCTCCTAATTATGAGCCCTGCCTGTTAAGTTAAGGGCATTTTGACGTCTACTAATTACTTTTTTAATACTATTTAAAAGTTCCAAGCCTATTTCATATTTTATTTTTAATTGTTTATAGGCTCTTTGGTAACAACTATGAATAATAAATTCGTGTTGGCTTGCTAACTCGGCAGTTGCAGTTTTATCCGCAATTGTACCTGTCGCTTGTTCGTACGCATTGTTATACAATTCCATTTTAATTGCCTTTGCAATATCTTCACGTAACCCTAATGCTTCCTGTCCTTCCCCTGTAAAATATAAGTAACAAGGAATAGTCATGCACATATCGTCCAACTCCTCGTCAGTTGGTGGGTTTTGTTGGTCTGTAATTATTTGCGTACATTGTTCAATATATTGGTCTAATGGTTTTGCATAATCGTCAACTAAACGTTGTACAATTTCGTCCACCTTAGACGCATTTTCTTTAATTTTATTTTCCGTTTCCCTAATTTTTTCAGGGTCGGTTTTTAATAACAAACTTTCTGTATTTAATTTAGCCATTTCTTCTCGTTTCCTTGTCAAATTCATCTAATAATTCGATTAGGTTATATTTATAGTATTTTCGTTTCTTTTCGCCTTGTACCTCGATAAAATCGAAATGTTGAAAAGATTTAGTTCCTATACTTTTTCTTTCGTGAACGTGTATTTGATTATAAAGTTCCCTAGCATTAATAGCGATAGTTCTATCTAAATCAATAAACCATATAATAAAATAGCAATCCACCCCAGTAACTAACGAGGCGTATTGCATATCTGTTAAAGCTCTTAAATTAACCCTGTCAAACGGAAAACTTGTTCCTTTTGTACTTTTTAGTTCAATGTAATATTTATATGGTTTACGATAGACAATTAAATCGGCTATATTATAGGCACCAGCATAGCCAACGTTGTCATTAATTCTATCTACCGAAACGTCACGTAAATCGTCAAATTGCTTACGAATTTCTTTTTCAAATACTTTGCCACAATTTTTCATTAAAAAGTACCTTTGCAAATTGTTTTGTACACACAATAACGGCAAGTTTTAGCCGTTACATTGGCAGGTATTGCCGGAACTCGGTTTTCGTTAATATGTTTATCGCAGTCCGCTATTTTATTTAACACTAATTCTTCAATTTGTTCTTTTGTTGGTGTGTAAACAAAACATTTTTTGCCACAATTATCCCTATTTTCATACAAAAATAAAACATTAGGTATTTTAAAGCAATGACTATAAGTGCAAGCTTGTGTATAGTGTGCAGGGTCTACACCTTCACGAGATTGCCATTTAAAACTTGCTTCTGTTTTAATTTCTAAAATAAAATGGTTTCCACGATAATTAATAATTCCGTCACACATAAAACGTAAATTTAAAGTTTTGTGCCAAAGTTTTGTTTCATACCCTTTTTGTTCGATAATTTCCAAATCCGGGATATTGTTTTCTTTAATATAGGTAGCGACGTCTATATATTCGCACTCGTACCCATTCTTTTTCATATCGCAAATTGCTTGCTGGATTCTTTCGTGTCGGTCTGTACCACTTTCACAAATACCGATTAGTCCGGCTTCCATTGGTTGTTCATCTTTTTGGGCATCTGTCATGTAATAGTACATCATGCGAACACAATTCATAGAAGAAGGTTTATATGCCACGCTACTTTTTCCTTGTTTACTTTCGTTTTCCGTTTTTTCAATACTATTCAAAAGTTCCATAAGAAAGCGTTGCGAGTCCGCAACGCCCTCCTCTGTAGAACTTTTAACTAACTTTGTCAAATTAGTTAAGTTCAATCTTGCCATTTTATGCACCTACCCTGTCATCTTCGCTTAAAGAAACAATTTGTACAATAGCGCCAGAAGCTAATTTAATAGCGCCAGGGTTGCCGTAATACAAGTCAATTACTTCTGTTTGTTGTGCTTGTATTTGTGCTTTTAAAATTTCAATGTCGATACAGCAAGTAAATGGTTTAAAGTTTTCACTTTCACCGTATTTAACAAGTTCCTTACCAGTACCTTTTCTACTTTCAAATGTAATGCCGTCTGTTGTAAATGTTAAATACACTTCATTTTTATCGTAATTGCCAACAAATAAAATCATACGGTCTAAAACACTTAATAATGCGTCTTTTGGCAATTTACATTTACTATCGAAAGAAGTTTTCAAATAGTTGTTAATAGCTTCTACTGGGAAATTATCTTTTTCCATTAATAGTTTACCGTAAATTGTTGCGCCATTTGTGTCAAACACAACGTCTGTTTCACCAACTGTAACACTTACGTCTTCTTGGTCTAAAACGTTAAACAGTTCAACAACTTGACAAGGTAACATAAATGAATCATTTAATCCCGTTACTTTATTATGACAAGCTACAAAACTATCACTTGTTAAAACACCGTTTGCGTCAATATAATAACCTGTTAAAGCAGGTACAACCATATCCTGCGCAACTGACGCTTTGTTTGTTGTTAAAATAGATTTTAAAGTTGCTAGTTTAATAAATGTAGTAGTCGCATCTAAATTTTTCTTATATTCAGGAAATTGTACTAAAGAACCATCTTCATCAACTGGTAATTCTAGTTTATAAGTTCCGTTTGCTTTTACTGTTAATACATTTCCTTCAACTGTTAATGTTACTTCTTCTGTTGAAAGCTTTCCAATAAGTTTACTAAAAATATCAGCCTGTACAACGACATAAAAATCTTCACCTTCTACTTTGTCTTGTTTAATTTCTAAATAATTAGAAAAGTCGGTTGTTGTTAAAGTTAATACGTTAGTTTTTAATTCAATTGCTAACATACTTGTTAAAGGCAAAATTTTATTGTTACTAGCACCTTTCATTGCCTTTTGTGTCATTTCTTGTAGTGTTTTTGTTTTTACTTTTAACATTTTTGCTCCTTTTCGTTATAGTCCTAATGACCTTAATACTCTATCTTCTAATTGGTCTTTTTCTCTAAATAAACCTTTTGTTAATAATGCGTCGGTTTTAGAAGTATAGTTTTTGACCCCACGTGTAGTCATGCAAGCGTGCTTAGTATCGTACATAACGACCATAAAGTCTTTCATGCCTAATAGCGTCAACACTTCCGCAATATCTCGTACAATTCGTTCTTGAACTTGGAATCTTTTACAAACTAACTCCGCAATTCTTGCAAACTTCGATAGTCCTAACACTTTGCCGTCTTGTGGTAAATATGCGATTGCGATTTTGCCATCATACATTAAAGCCATATGATGTTCACAATGACTAAATACTGTAATGTCTTTTACAATAACTAAGTCATCACTACCGATTTCAAATTGTTTATCGAATTTTTTGGCAATTTCTTCGTTTGTGTATAATTGTCCTTCAAATACTTCCATTAAATATTTAGCCATTCGTTCCGGAGTTTCACACATTCCAGGACTTTCTAGGTCAGCCCCTAATGCTTTTAATAACTCATTACAATGGTATTTAACACTAAAATCACGAAACTTTTTTGTTCCGTCATATTCTTCATACATAAATTTATTTTTATCTACTGCCATTACTATACACCTCTTTGATTTACGTCCCAAATTAATTTGTGAAGTTGTAATTGTACTCTACAATCCGTTAAAAAACTATTGGTTAAAATAAAGTCCACAATTTCTTTAGGCTCGATTTTTCCAAATACAGGACTAATAAACACTTGGGCTCTAATGTCGTAATGTTTTAATGTTTCGTAAACCTGCATTAAGTCTTCACTGCAACCTACTACAAATTTAAGAACGTCCTTATCTAATAAAAATTCTAAATTTTCTTCTATCATTTTTTTAGTCATTAAACTTGAATGACCTTTATAATCCATTGTGTATGAAAGTTTGTATTTATTTTTTGTTCTTAACGTTTGGTGAAACTTTGGTAAACTGACCGCACCATTTGTTTCAATTTCTACTTCGTAACCATTGTTACAAAGTAAATCCACTAACTCGGCAGCATCTGGCTGGATTAATGGTTCCCCACCTGTAAAAACTACACGTTTTAAGTTCATGTTTTCACAAGTTTCTAAAATTTCTTTAGGGGTCATTTCTTTATATTCCCCACCCTCTACGGCATACATTGTATCACAATAACTGCAACGTAAATTACAGCCGTAAGTTCTAATAAAAATTACAGGAAAACCTGCTTTTGCAGCTTCCCCACTTATCGACTTAAATATTTCATTAATTTTCATTATACTTCTCCATAATTAAATCTAAGTTACTTATAACATAGTTATATTTAGCACAATATTGTTCTAAAACTTGTACTAATTCCTGCCACTCGGCGTCATTTATGTGGTGTGCTTTAGTGGAACTCAATTTTATATCAAACGTGGATTTGTGTAAAATTACCATTAATCCATCTCCCAAATTGCCACGTTACCCTCGGACTCTTGAACTGTTACCTTGTAACAACTAGCCCCCGGACGAATTAAATTAACTTCCTGTGCAATCCATAAAGCTAAATTTTCAGCAGTAGGGTTACAGTCCACAACGTCGTTCAAATGTGCGTGGTCTAATTTACCATGAATACATTTTTTTAGGTGTGTAAAATCAATCACCATTCCGTCTTGGTCTAGTGTTTCGGCTTGTACATAAACAGTTACAATCCAGTTATGTCCGTGCAGGTTTTCACATTTACTTTCATAGCTAAGGTTAAGTTGGTGTGAACCTGCTATTTCCATTCGTTTACTTACTTTATACATTTTGGTTTCCCCCTTAATTAACATATATTATTTTTAATGGTTTTATAAAGTTTTAAAATAATTTATTAACTTTTTTCTTAACCACAAATAAAACTTCTTTTGCTGTTTTTGGGAAAGGAATTGCTAAAATTGATGTTAGCCATTCGCTTGGTAAATAGTCTTTTAATTTACCGATAAATTCTTGAACTTCGGCAGGTTGTTCTGCTATTAATGGTTCAACGTCTTTTGCTTGTAACACTAAACCAACTTCTTGCACGATTTCAAAACCTAATTCGTCTAACGCTTCTTTTAATTCGTCGTAACCCCATTCATAAACGTGTGCCGCATATTGTGTTTCATAACCATTTCCAGGAGTGTTTGGACAAGATAAAAACATTAAACCGTCTTTTGCTAATAATGTTTTACACTCTTTTAGTGACTGATAACCAACGTCTTTATGCATATGCTCAATAGCACTTGTGTACACGATAAAGTCCATTGTTCCGGCTTCTAAATGTTTAGACATTTCAGCCACGTTACTTAAAACCCAGTCAGTTTTGAATGGGTAGTAATTTCCAACCTCGTCCTCTTCTAACTCTTTGCTTCTAATTGCACAACCACGTTTTGCTTCTTTAATATTAGTTTCACTAATATCTACCCCTGTGTAACTGTTAATATTTTTACTATAATAGCGCAACAACGGTAACATCATTGAACGACCACAACAAACGTCTAAAACGTTCATTCCGGATTTAGACATCTTTGCAGCTTTATGGTGTTGTATAATGTTCATTACATCTAAATTACTAAAAAACCCAGTTCCAAATTGACGATAAAAATTTCTCATTTGGTATGTTGTACAAAGTACGTCTTGAGGGTTCATACCTTCTTCAATTTTGTGTACAATTTTCTTTTCCATATATCCTCCTAAAATAATCTTTTTCTTTTAAAACTTTTTTGACCTTTGTATTGGTAGTTATCCGCCCATCTTTGCAGGTAACGAACATTGAACAACGAGCGTGCTTTATAAGTTTCTTTTAGTTGTTCAAAATCTAAACCCCACTCTTCACACTCTTCTAAAATATGTTGTTTAACTTCGGGAGTTAAATTTTCGATATGTTTAAACTCCTTACTTACGTTATTACTTACAAAAATTGTTCCGTAATCGGTCATAATTGCGCCTACACTACTTTTAAATAGCCAACTTGTAGCGTCACTGCTATAAAATGGGTATTTTTCCAAAATATCCGTATCGGCACACCCTAAATTATGGATTTTTACATTTGGGTTGCTACTGTGTTGTATAGCGTCGAAACAATCACGATACCAACGTTCCGACTCTGCTAAATTTCTAATACGAGCCAACCCACCAAAACAAATATAATCAACTGGTTTGCCGTCGATTTTATGTTCAACAATTTGTTTTAAAAACGAAATAGGTTCCCTTTTGTGGAATACAGGAAGTATTTTGAAAGGACAATTAACCTTTTCTAACATATACAAATAGTTATTCCAGGATTCTTCGGTAGCTTGTTTAGCTTGTTCTAGTGTTGGTGGTTCATCGGGACTTCCTGGAATTGTATCGAGTTGTATAAAATAATCTACATACTCGCTATTTTCATTTATCCAATTAATATAATCGTCCGGACAAATTTTTACACCTTTAGTCCAAGAGGTAAAGGCACCACTATCAACCAATAGTTTGCCTTTCCACTTGCCCTCTTTTTTTAATTCTATTAACTTGCCAATGGCTGTTTTATCGTTGTAGTAACTTCTTAACAAGTTACCATTTAAGCTAACAATTAAATCGTCAGCCGATTTATGTTGAATACCTGCATAATAAAAATTAAACTTCGATTGGCTCATGATACCACCCTTTGCTTATTTCCGTATCGCATACCAACGGTACACTTAAATCACTACCAGCGTCAACCATACATTTTTCTACTAACTCTTTAACTCGTACAACATTTTCCATAGGACATTGTCCAATAATTTCATCGTGTACATATAGTAAAAGTTGAAAACCTAATTCATTAAGTTCTTCGTTAGTACCTAATAAATATATAGCCTTTTTGGTTAAATCGGAAGCACTACCTTGAATTCTAGCGTTTACACATTGTCTTTCCGCCTCTAAAATTTTCATGGTGTTTTCTTTAACCTTGATGCCCTCTTGTTTCATACTTTCGATTAAAGCATTTTTTTGTTTCCAGCCACGACAAGAATTCAACTGGTTAGTGTACTGTATAATTTCTTCCTCTGTTAATTCAACTTCGCTTGTTTCGTCGTCAAATAATGGGTCGAAATTAACACTCTTACTACTATCCACCGTAAATTCATATTGTGGTATTTGCATATCCGGCAAACGTCTTTTTCTGCCCCAGTTTGTAGTAACATAACCAACTTCACGAGCCATATTTTGACTGTCCATCATAAAGGTAAACAATCCAGGAAATTCTGTCATTACCTTATCGTAAATTTCTTGGGCTGTTTTAACTGGTACACCTAAGTCTTGTGCAATAGAAGGTACTTGTTTTCCGTAACAAACACCTAATACAATAGCTTTTGCTTGGTTACGTCGTTCCTTACCTTTAGGGTTTTTAGTGCCGTCCGGTCGGAACTCTTTACACTCGTCATAAGGTACACCAAAAGCAATAGACGCAATTTCGCAATATAAATCCTTACCGTCTTTATACGCTTGAATCATTTTAGCGTCTTGGCACATATGACTTGTTAAACGTGGTTCTTGCGCAGAATAGTCACAACCTAACATATAATAACCCTCATCGGCTAAAAACATTTTTCTAATGTCGTTATTGTGAGAAGGTATGTTCTGCATATTAGGGTCGGAACTTGAAAAACGTCCTGTTACTGCGCCGTACTGGTTAAAACTGCAATGAACCTTACCTGTTTTGCTATTAATTACTCCAGGCATTTTGTCTATATAAGTGGTTAATAGTTTATTAACCCCCCTATAATCTAAAATAGCCTCGCAAACTTCGTGTTTTAACTCGGATAAAATTTCTTCGCCTGTACCCCTAGCTTTTCTTTTATCCTTGTTTTCAAGTCCAATAATGTCGTATAACAAAATTGCCACTTGCGTCGGGCTACCAATGTTTATAGGGTCGCTTAACTTGTTGTCTTTAGTTCTAATTCTATAACTGTCAATTTCGTTTTTATACATTTCACAAATTTTATAAAAACGTTCTAATTTTTCGTCTAATAGTTTGTGGTATTTTTCGGAAAGTTCTTCGCAATACCCTACGTCTAACTTAACACCGTTATCCTCTGTTTGCGCAACAATAGGAACAATAGGCATTTCAATATTCCAAAATACTTCCGCTACACGACGTAAGTCTTCACGTTCCGCATTTAAGTCTAAATATTGTTTTTGGAATTCATAAAGTTCCCAAGTAATTTCTGCGTCCCTTGCAGCATATAAATATCCTGTACTAACTGGGACGTGTGTAAACGGAATACCTTTAAACAAATCACTGAACGATAAAGCGTCCTGTTTACCGTCTAAACAATACTTCGCATGTAACGCTTTTAAACCGCCGTCCAATTCGTTCTCGTTTAGTAACTTTCCGGCTAAATAACCGTCATAATAAACGTTTAATTTAACCCCTAAAGTGTGTTTAATCACACGATAGTCAAATTTAGCATTAAAAAGTACAGCCGGAACGTCTTTAATACGGTTTAACTGTTCCGTAGCGATATTCATTTCCACTTGGTCTTTACTTTTTACGTTTGTTATATAACTAACGTGATTTAAAGGTACATACACCGCTTTTCTACCTGGAGTGTACATACTAAACCCTGCAATTGTGGTTGTAATAGGGTCTAAACTTGTTGTTTCCGTGTCTATCGAATATATGTTATTTTCTAAAATACAGTCGATATAATCTTTTAAACCTTCCTCGTCTCTAATAACTTCGTAACTATCGGCATATTGAGCTAAATGTTTTTGCGCTAACGCTACACTTGTCTTGACCATTTCTAATAAAGAGGAACCGCCCGTAATACGAACGGCTCCAGGGATTGTAGTATGAGACTTTATTTTTTTAGCTAATTTAGTGTCGTTACTTTTGTTACCACGAGAACCTAAATCAAATAATGCCACCTTTACACCTCATTAAAATAAGTCTGTTTTAGGTTGTTCACTTGTACCTCTTGTTCTAGATGTTGTACGTCTAGTAACAGGAGCTTCATTATTTGAAGTTGGTCGTCTGTCGGTTGCTGGGTTGCGAGTTGCAGAAGTCGCACCTGCAAGTTTACCAGTTTGTACGAAATCTTGTAATTCTTCAAAAGATAAAGTTTTTACAATAGTTCCTTCAATTTGTGGTGGTTCCGGCAACTCTTGTAATGAAACGTCGTCGTGTTGAGTTTGAATTAACTCGTAAGTTGTGTTTTGGTCGCCTTTTTTACCGTTTCTTTCAATTTCAAAAATGTTAGAAACAAGTGGGTTAAAACGTCTATTCGCACTTTCTAATTTAGAAATAAATGTTCTACCACGTTCCCAAATTTTAACTTCATCTGTATCTACTAAATATAATGGAACCCACATTTTAACTTGTAATCTGTTGCCGGCTTTACATAATGGGCAGTCGTCAACTGGTTGGTCGTATTCACGTAAACAGTTTACCCAGTAAGTTTGACCGTTCACTTCCACTTCGTGAACTGAAAATAACTCTACGTCGTTCATGTCGTTGTACATTAATCTAACTCGGGCATAATCTTTGTCATTTGCTAAACTAAAAAATGACCCTCCGTTACTGGTTTTGTAGTTTTCTACATCTTTAGCCTGAAATCGTGCCATTTGTAATTTCTCCTTTTTTGTCTGTTATACTTTGTACCCTGTACAATTAACATATATTATTTTCCGATTATTTATAAAGTGGTTTTAATTTTACTTTTAAACTTTTTCTTAAATTACACAATGTCATTGTACTAACGTTCATATATTCCGCTATTTCTTTATTAGTGCCATAATCTGCTGCTAATAAACAACAATACTGACGTTCTTTATCGGTTAAATTTTTAGGAAGTACAATAATATTGCAATTTATTTCCTTATTATTAACAACGTCAAAACCTTCACTCATTAACCCATTTAAACTATAACTATTGAAAATAACACATCTTTTTTGATAGTTTAGTTGTTGAGTTTCTTGTCTCAACCTGTTTTTAAAAACCCTTCCAAAATATGTAATAAATTTATTACTACTTCCTGGAACGTAAGTTAATAAACACATTTCTAATTTTTCTAAAGCGAAGCTAATTATATCGCAAATTTCAATGTGTGGGTATTCCCTTTTCTTTATTAAAAAAATTAAATTTTTTATTCTTGTAAAAGCTTCTGCGATTAATGTATCGTCTTTTGTTTGTCGATATTTAGAACTTAATTGCTCTAAACTTAAATTTTTTGTACTGCTAACTCTGTAACTGTTCATAATCCTTGTTGTCGTTTCCATCTTTTGACTCCTCTTGGTGTTTTTTGTAGTTTGTTATTTTACTATAATATTAAACTACAAAAACAAAAATAAAACAATACCCCCCAACATATTAATTTACATAAAAAAAGAACCAGCGGTCGAAACTGGTTCTTAGAACTCGGGAAGGGTTCTACTATAACGATACAAATAATTCTAATATGTGTTCCAATATTGTTTTGTTTTGTTCGGTTAGCTCCTTAATTTCTAAACGGAATGGAAACTGTTTTGGATATGTTTGTTGTTCTACAGCTAAAACACCGTCTGTAGCAACTTCGTCAATTTGGTCTTTCATATAAATTTTTATAGCGTTGTTAGGACGTACCATATAGAATATAACAGTTTTGCCGTTTTTATCTTTAACTACCCTTTTCATTGGCTCGCTATACTCTGTAATTGTACCATCCATTTCTTGTACACGTTTTTCAAAGTATTCTACAACCCCAGTGCTTTCCTTTTTCTTAGTAACTGGTTTCTTTTCCTTAACAACTGTTTTAGCTACTTCTTTAGATTGTTCCTTAAACATTTTTAATTCCTCTTCTGTAAGTTCCACACCTGAATCATTTAACTCTTTAAGGTCTTCAATAGTTGGTTCTTCCTCAACTTCCTCGTCCGGCGAGTAAATTTTATTTAAAGTTTTTTGTAAGTCTTTTGAATCAACCTCTTCAACCAATTTCCACCATCTTCTAAAAGTAGTGTTTAAAACTCTTTTTTCCATTGGTGTTCCCTGTTCGTCTTTTACCTCTAAAAGATAGTGTATTCTGCCATCCGTTTTATCAACCTCAGTTGTTTTAAAAATACCTACCTCTTTTGTAGTTAAATTGCGGTAAATTTTTACCATTGTCATAATAATCGCTCCTTTTCTTTTAATATTATCTGTTTACCCTTTTTGTCCTTTGTTTATACTTGTTCCGTTCTTGTTGTTAAGTTAATTATAGAACAACCAAATATTTTTTACAAGTTAAAATATAAAAAATATTTAAAAATATTCAACTAGATTATTAAATTCTTCTCGTGTAAGGTCGTTAATATCTTTTCCTTCCGGTATTTCTAAAAATGATACTAATTTTTTACGTTGTAATTTTTGTTTGAGTTTTTGTCCCGCCCTGTTACCTGCCTTGTCAGGGTCTAACCCTATAATTATTTTTCTGCAAGGTAACTGAGCCAACTGTCGGTATTGTGATTCTGTACCTAAACCAAGTAATGCAACCGCATGCCTGCCGTACACTTGACAAGTTAAAGCGTTAAACATTGATTCACAAACTATTATTTCCTTAGCCGTTTTGTCTAATTCGTAAAGACCGTAAATTGGCTTATCAACTTCTTCAGGGTAATAGAATAATTTTTGGTAAATTGCCCGCCTAGCTACAAATAAAGTATTCCCATTAATATCACGTACTGGAAAAGTAACTGTTTCAATAGTGTTGTTTGTATTAGGTAATTTAAAATTAGGGTCGTATCCTAAATCGTAACGTTCTATTATTTCGTCGGTCATACCCCTTTGGTATAAATACGGATGGGTGTATCGGTAACTATCTAAAATTTCCTCACTAACATACTCAATTTGTGGTCGTTGTACCTGTTTGCGAGTTAGGTTTAACTCTAGGTCTGGTCGTTCCTCAATTGTTAAACTAATAAACTTTTTAACAAGCCAATGTTTGCCGTATTCGCCGTTATCCTGTTTACCAAAACAAGCACTTACAAATTCCGGAAAACTTGCCCTATAACCACAAGTGAAACAATGTACCGTTCCAAACTCTACACCTTGTTTTCTTGCAGTGTTTATCCCGCAACTTGGTTTACGTTCTTGTCCACCGTTATGAACTGGACAAGTAACCTGTATATTAGAAGGTCCAGGAACCATTTTGTGAAGCAAATTAATACCTCGCAAATTTAACTCTTGTTTCAATATTTGCAAAATATTAATTATTGGAACAGTTATTAACGCATTACCTACTTTTAACACGTTTTCTCACCTCTAAAATACATCTGTTTTGGTCTTTGTTGGTCGTTTCATATAGTTTGTTGGTGTGGTCGTTTGTGGAGCGGTGTAACTAGGGGTATTTGACGGATTTTGCGTAAATTTGAATTCACCAGTATCAATATTCCAAGTATATGTTAATTCACCACCCATTTCACCGTCCCTGTGTTTTTTAATTGCCATTTGCAACAAACCGTCCGCCTGTTTAATAGAAATTACTTTTGTGGCGTTAAATGCGATACCATCCGAGTCCCTAATATTTTCGAGTTCCGGAACACCAGCTTCTCCATTAACCCTTACCCCTTCACGGTTTGATTGTACAACGGTTAAAATTGGAATTTGTAGTTCACAACTTAATGCCATAAGGTCTTCACTAATATTAGTCAACATTGTGGTTTTGTTATCCCCACGTTGTTTTCTTTCGTCCCTTAAATAACTAATACCGTCAATCGCTAAAATGTCTAATTGGTTATTTATACAAAAAGAACGTAACTTGCTAACGGTAATACTTTTTTGAAAGTCTTTTGGGGTTGCTACTAAAAATTGATTGTTCATCTCGCTTAACATATTAATATAATCTTCATACCCATCAACCTCTTTACCCCTTACCAAGGCTTTATTTGAAAAGTTTTTTATAATCGTATCCACACGATAACCAATTTTAGTTGCACTCATTTCGGGACTTATATAACCAACTCGATAATTATTCAAAAAAGCTTCGGTCGTTGTTTTCGCCAACATCCAGGATTTCCCTTGACCAGTTCTTGCAAAAAATACAACAAACTCTTCCCCTTTAGCCCAACCACCGAGTAAATTATCAAGTTCTTCAAAACCTGTCGAAATATAGGCAGGGGTTTCTACATTTTGTTTACTTTTGTAGGCTTCATAACGTTCCCTAGCGTTCCCGATAATATTAACCCCTGTAATTACTTGTGACGGTTTTAAGGTGTCAACCTGTGTTAATAGGTAACTAACTGCGTCATCTGCATTAGTTTTTAACTTTTCGGCTACGGTATTAACAACGTCCACACTCTTGTAATACAAGTTTTCTTCACGGATGGTGTTTACTAAATACTCATCACCCTCGTGAACATCAAAAAGTTCAAACTCTGGAAATTTATCTAAAAATGTAGATTTATCCGGAACTTTTTTATAAGTGTCTAAATGACTCTGTATAAAATTATATTCTTGTTCGTACCCTGGAAAATACTCAACCGTTAAAGCGTACCTATCCAAAATTGACGCATTTTGTGTATTTAAAATTTTATTGAGAATTTGTAAAGAAACCATTAACTTTATAAGCCTCCGCCTTTAAAACTACTGTGGAAAGGTTAGTTTTAACCCTTCCATACAATTCTGTTCCTAAATTATATTCCATTGTGTTGTTAGTGGTTGTACCTGTATAAATATTACTTTTGCCACTTAACAGTCTTTCCTGTATATAAGCGTATAAAACCCCTATTTCATAATTTGATAGTTTACTTTGTGCAATATCGTCCCAAATAACCAAATCCGCTATTCTTAAGGATTCCTTAAACTGTTCAAACTTTGGGTCTGGAACACTAATACTATTTTTTAATTGTATTAGAAAAATCGGTACAGAAACAAATACCCCTCTAATTGTTCTACCACACCAGTCTTTAACCTCGTGAAAATACTGGTGCATTAAATTTGTAGCCCAAGTTGTTTTTCCGTTACCGTTGTTATTACTGTAAATGTATAAATTTCTGCCCTCGTAAACAAATCTATAAATATCGTCTTGTAAGGCTTTTAGCAACTTATAAGAAACAGGGTCATCAACAGGAATTTGTAATTCCTTGTATTGCTGGTACTTAACAGGTAAATTTGATTGACTTAATATATAGTTGCCGTACCAATACCCCTCACAAAGACTATTACATTTATCCGTACTATATTGTAAACAAAGGTCTTTACAAGCACAATTTTTCTTATCAAAAGTTGCCATTTACTTAATGTGCGCCTCCATATAGTTAATTGTTAGTTGGTGTTGATTTCGTAATTTTTCCATTTCTTTTACAAATTTTACAATGTCTTTATTGCAATCCGCAATCCAAACACCGCCACCGTCTGTTTTTGTACTGCAAACAGGGTAGAATTCTCGTAACTCTGCTAAAGTATAAGTAACCTCTCTTTTACTAATTCCTGTTAGTTTACTAATATACTCAACGTTGACTTTGTTTTCGTACCCTTTTCTTAATACGTCTAAAATACATTTTTGTTGTAAGGTTAATTCTTTTTCCATTTTACTTACCTCTTCTACATAACCTATATTATTTTTATTAAATTTGTAAACCGAGCGTTTAAAATCGCTTTTAAGGTCGATGAAATTATTAAAACGATAAATTATATTAAAATAACATTTCACCCACCTTAAAACGAACGCCGGGCACCTTAATTTTTGTATTTTGGGTCTACCAATTCCTCAGGTTTAACAGAACCATCTGCAAACAGGTAAAGATTAGGCATATAATCAGGGTCTAATTTAGTTGGTTGACTTGGTAAATCAAAATAAAATTGTTGATACAAGAAATCCGACGGTTGTATAATTGACACTAAATCTTGTGAAGGATTTACATTTACTGGTGTTGCTTTTTGTAATTGACTGTAATTTTTGTTATTGTACTCCTTATAAAACAATTTCATATTACCGTCCATTAAACATTTTTCGATTGCATCAACTGCCTCATCAACCGATTTACATTTTGCAGTAGTATCGTTTTTAAATCTAGTAACGATAGTTTCCCATTGTTCTATTGTTAGACCTTTTTTACGTCTAAAAGCTAAATATTTTTGTAAAGCAGTTCTTACTTTTGGATTACTAGATAATTTTTCTATAACAGTATTATATTGATTTTCACCTTGTTTTTTAGGTTTACCATTTGTACTAAATAATTGACCTTTTGGAATATTTTCTTCTAAACTAATATTATTAGTATTATTTAAAAGTTCTTTAGAACTAATAATATTATCTAATTTATTAGTTGTTTTATTATTTATATTACTTTGTAGTAAATTTTCCTGACCTGCCTCGTAAATTTTACTAGGCTCAATATTAGAATTTACTAACCTGTTTAAGTTACTTTTTAATTCCCTTTGTCGTCCATCAAAATTTTGACAATATAAAAGTTTTAGTTTGGTTAATTTAGAAATAGACTTACTAATAGCACTTTCGCTACAACCACAAAACTCTGCTAAATATTTATTACTAGCGTAACAACCCCTGTCCGTTTGGTCTAAACTGTCGATTTCTACTAATAAAACTTTGTCCAACATACTTAATTCAGGGTGTAGCCAAATGTGTTTTGGTATCCATACACCTTTAAAATCTCGTTGCATAAATTTTTCCTCCTTTTTAGGAGCTATATAGTTTTCTCAAAACTATACGCTTTTCCTCGTACAATTCCGTCTAATAAGGTGGGACAATCGGGACGGAAAAGATTCCAGACTTTCGATAAGGTTTGCAACTCCTTACCTAGTCCCACAATTAACATATAACAAAAATACTAAAATTATAAAATACTAATTACAAAAATTTACATAAAAAAATCCCCTACGACAAGAAAGTCAGGAGGTCAGTAGGGGTTAGTATGACTTTAAATTGTAATTTAAACTTAATAAAAACGCACGGAACGTGGGATAAGTGCTATATGGATTAGAGGAAGTGTCCGTGCGATTAAATGGAGAGTTTACATAATGTTTAAACTTTTTTTAACGCTTGTATTGTTTGTTCAATTTGGTTATCGACTTCACTATTTAAGTCTTCCCAAAGATACTCACGTTCTTTTTCTAAATTAACTCGACTTTGGTCTTCTGGAAGTTCACGTTCTTCGCTATACGAAAAACTAAAATAAGAACCATTAATTTGAACAGTAGCTTTTGACATAGCGCTAATTTTTACTGTTTTTGCTTGTTGTACATATTCACTCATCTGTTTTTACCTCTTTAATTTTGTTCATTTTTAGAGTAACTACTTCTGTAATTTTTTGACATTCTTTAACTTCGTTAATATCAACTTCTTCGTTAATAATAGCTATTTCTAAATTAGGTACATCCACTTTTTCAACGGTACAAATTAATTCCGGTTTATTAAACGATTTAACTTTTTCTAATAAAGCGTCCTCGTTCCAAGTAACACGTTGACTTTTTATACAATGGATTTTATACCCATTTTTGTCTGTAGATTTTAAATTTTGTTTTTGCATTTCTGCTTTAACTTGGTCGCTTAATTTTTTTACAAGTTTGTCTAGAACATCTAATTCTTGTTTTTTATTAAGATAGTTTTCTAGTAACTCGTCAAAATTAGTCGACTCTTCGTTATTAACTGTTTGGTTTAATTCGGTTAATATTTTTCTTGCCATTGGTTTAACCCCCCTTCTGTTTAACATATATTAAAACCTAAAAAATTATAAAGTTAATTTTTATATTTACCTTTAGTGTCTTTGAAATATTGTTTACTCCAATTTTTACTATTAATATGACCCATTAAGCCACCTCTGCCTTTTGGAACCCATTTTTGGAAGGCATAAAGTTTGTGCAGGTCGTTGCCCCACCATAATTTTTGAGTGTGTTTGTTTTTCTGTTTATACGGTGGTAATCCTGGACAATCCTTTGGAATTTGGTCGGCTGGTGTTTCGTTAATGTATTTGTACCAACTGTTCAAAGTTTTAGGGGTAATACCTAACAAGTAACATACTTGCATAGTGTTTAAATGTGCTTTATCTACAAATCTCATTCCTTACTATTCTCCTTTAATATTACTTAACTAAACTCTTAAAAAATGCCTAGTTTACTAGGTTTCAAGATTAATATGTTATAGTATAATATAAAATTGGGCAAAAATAAAGGAGAACAAAGCCCCCCTGTGATGTGAATTCGTTATAAAGAGAAAGGTTTACATATCAACATCTTTTTTGTTCACGTTTACCTCCATAACTGGTAAAAGTGGTTCAACTTCCTCTAAATAATTTCGTTCATATCTTCTTATAATTTTAAATACTGTCCAATTAAACAATTTGAACTCTGTTGTTGTAATACCTTTATCAACGTCCATTTATACCTTCTTTGTGTATTTTAAGTTAATCCAACCTTTGCCAATGTTACCCCAATCACCGGAAACTTCATATACTCTAACAATATCGTTTTTACTTAATACATCTACAATTTTATTTTTAATTCCGACTCCACTTCTAACATTTAATCCACCAGCAGTAACTTGAAATTCATTTCCAAAATCAACGACAGGGGTTAAAAACAACTTTTGTTCCATTTCTCGTCTTGTTTTTAACCCTTTTAATACCTTGCCGTTTGCTTTGTTGTATAACAACATTGTTTTTGCAATTTGTTCGTGATTACGACCTTTAACTAATTTTTGCAAATTACCTTGTCCACAGTTATAACAAAACGAAACAAGTGCGTCAAACTGGTTTTGATTTAAAGGTAATTTTACAATACGGTTTACATGACCTTCATAAACTTTCATGTCGTTTTCAAAAAGTTCTTGAGCTTGTTGTTTTGTAATTTTATCCCCTTGTTTAACCCCTGCCGTATGTCCCCAACCGATAGTCCAAACACCCGCCGGACATTTATAGGCTTCTAAGTATAAACCTTCAAAAAATTTAATTAACTCTTCGCCTTTTTGTCCAATTTTCATAAAATCACTCCTAAATTAAAATATTTAGTTTCTTTCCTTGTTTCTTTTCTTTTTCTAATATTTCGCTTACTGTTTTGCGTATTGTGTCTGTATAACCTTTTAACTCTGGAATGTTGGCTTTATCCACTTCTGCTAAATACTCTTCCATTGCTTCTTTATTAATAAACCAAGAAAGAGGGTTATTTCCCCGTTTATTGTTATTTTCTAACGTAGCTAATACATAATTAGATAATTTATTTCTTCCGCCTTTGCTTTTTGGTTGTAAGTGCTCTAAAGTACAATTTGTTTTTAACTTTTTACCAGTAGTGTCCTTAAAAAGTTCCCCGCCATAGAAACCTTTGGTCAACGGCAACTCACCACTTAAAAATTTATCCTTTAAAATACTTTTATATCCAAAGGGTATAGGTTTTACAGGTAATATTTTCATTATTTCCAATCACAAAACTTTTGGTAATTATCAACGCTATGTTTCATCATCCATCTAGAAAAAGCATTTACGCCTGAAACATATAAAAGTCTTTCAAATACACAAGTGGAAAAATATCTTTCTCCATCTACATACTCGTGATGTTCGCATAATTGGTCATGGATTAAACTTGGTATTAAAAATCTTGGGTCTGTTTTTGGACCAATTAATCTCCAAAACATACGAGGAATAGAGGCGCCATCCCAAGTATAATCTTTTGGAATGGTGAACTCATATTTTTCCGATTCTACATAATCTATTAAAAGTACCTTTAATTCTGTACGATTTATAAATGGCTTTTTATTGATTTCTTCTTTTTCTTCCTTAGTTTCATCGCCATGAACGTATCTAATACAAACTTTTGGTTCTTCGCTAAAAAATATTCCAATTTCGTCATCTACATACCATTGAATCATTTTGTCCTCCTATGTGAAACCTAAACAGCGTCCAAGGTTCAATTCCTTGGGAGACTTTAGGATTTTTATTTTCAGCCAACGTAAAAATATAAATCGCCATTACTTTTGGCATAACAAAATCTAGATAATTTAACATCACCGCCAGCAGTATATTGAAGCGTGTAAGTCATACCCTTTGTAACTGGGTGCATAACCCTTACCCATTGAGTTTGTGTAGCAGATGTTGAATTGGTAGATATTCCACCAGCTATAACTTGTATATATTGACCGACTGCTGTTGCTACTTTACAAAAAGAAGCCCAACCATTAGCGGGGGCAATATACTTTGTTTCTGTTGCCCCAAAAGTTAAATCTTCGTATCTATCACTAATTAAACTTTCACTACCATTTAACAGCGGTAATCTAAAAGTCTTTTCGTCTTGGTTTAAAACAAAATCAAAATCACCATAAGTTTCATTTATATTTTTAATATCTGTTCTTGAAGTGTTTGTTGTTTTTTCCTCAACTAACCAATTATAGAAAGTTGTATAGAAATTTCCATCATTCCATTGACCGTTTGATTTTAAATATTTAGGATTAGATTGAACGCTTGTAAAATAAAAAGAAGCTCCTAAAGGAATGTAGTCACCTTCATTTTGTTTTATTTCTATATTTCCACTGCCTAAAATAGATTCATTGTTAATTGTTTTTATATTCGTTCCACTTGTCAAAGTGTCTTGTTTCGTGTTTAATTCGTCTTTAATTACTAAATTTGTAGGAATGTTTGCTAAGGAATTATAATCGTGCTGTAAGTCCCCACAATCACATTTAATTTTTTTAATTACTTTCATTATTTTGTCTCCCTAAAAAGTTAGCACCCCAGTTTCGTCAAGAACCGGAGTATTTTGAAATATTACTAAGCCGTCATCGTCTACGCTAGGAATTTCTGGAAAAGTAACAACACCCCTAGCGCTAACGACTGGCTCAGTTATTGGTTCACTAGGGGGTGTATTGCCTTTTGAGACTTCAACTAAACTTATACAATCTTCTGTAACATTGTTTGTTAAATCTATAAACAAAGTTTCCATTATTGTTCAACCTTTAAAGCGTTAATTCTTATAGGAACTATATCACTTTTAACGAATACTGGCACGCCAGCTTTGATTTTTAACCCTGTACAAACAAGCACGTCTGTATTTAGGTCAACTGGTTTTGTTTCTTGTTGAGCCCAATAACAAGGTACGGCAATTAATCTGTCGTTTCCATCACTGTTTGCTTGTAAATAATAAATATCATCTTCGTTCAATGCAGTTATTTCAGTCCATTCTGTTGTTTCGATTATTTGCATTTATTACTCCTCATTTGTTTCGTAAACTTTAAAAATATTTTCTAATTTTTCGCACAAATTATTAACTTTTACACAAACCCAATGGCTTGGACTTGTACCAGTTACTATTAGAATAGCTACCCATTCACGAAGCCACTCAGTAAACTTTTTTACCAAATTTTTTATCATACTATTTTCCTTCTACTGGTAATAAAACAGTGTAATCATTAGTTTCAAAGAATAGGTCTAGTTGTTTTTCTGTGAACCCTAACAGTTGTCCAATAGCTGAAACATACGGATTTCCACGATAAAAATTATTTGCTTTTAATTCAATTTTCAATGCTTTAATGTCCAATCCTTCTGGAGGGTTAGTAGTTACAAAAGCTAAAATATCCTCAAAGTCCATACCTTTAGCTTGGTAAATTCCACGCTCAACGTCTGCCCCTGTTAGATAAAGTTGAGCAATCCTTTCACGTTCTTTTTGTGCTTGCTTTTCTTCCCAAGCTTCGTCTTTCAATACGTATTCTTCACCGTCTAGAACATACTCATCTTGCGTATATTCAACTTTTTCAAGATTATACAAAGTAGCGTCTAATGGCTCATCTGTATAAAATTTAATTTTACCTTCTTGATAACCTAAGTACATTATATTACTCCTTTCGTATAATAAAATCTAAAAGATTGTAATGAAATATTTGCGTAACTAATTTTTAAAATATCTCCTTTTGCAAAAGGGGCAAAAATACAAAAAGTTTGATTTTGTTTATCAGTTTCTTGGTGATGTATCAATATATTATTTCTATAAAAAGCACCGTAACAACCAGAGCCTTTAGTGTCAAGTGAAACACAAAACCAACCATCATCGGGTGCTGTATACGTTGCCCCACTTGAACCTAATGTAAAGGTTTTATTGTTAGTTGATGGAAAACCCCAGCTAGTAATCGTTTTTTTATCACTATCCAAAAGTGCATTATTGTTTAATGTTTGAAAATCATTATAATCAACCGCTCTAAAAGTTGTTTTAGGATTCAAAGAAGTAATTATTCCGTTACTATCTGCGCTCACTGTTCCAACCAATGCAAATGTACGTCTTAAATTAACCCCAGAACTTGTAATATAATTAATATTTTTTTTCATTATCATAATATAAAACACCGCCAGCTATTGTATTACCATCCAATCTTATTGGAGTATTATTGGCATTTGCACTAACTTGATAAGTTAATACATTACTGGTGATAAATTCAATATTCTTTAAACTTCCATTCTCATTTCTTCCATTTGGAATTAATCCTTTAACTCCTTTATCAATCCAAAGAGTTGAACCAATGTAACCTATACCATTGAAAGTTTGGTTAATAGAAGTCCAAATACCATTTGCGTCATTTTTCATTAATGCTATTGGTAAACTTAATGTTCTACCTGTATTTGCACCTGAATCAACTGTATAACATTTATTAGTTGCGGTATTATAATATAGTTCCCAAGTTCTTGCATAAGAAGAACCATTTCCACTTTCCCAATAATTTATCCTCTCTATTCCAGAAGCAATTCCATCTTGGATAAAAACACAAGCCATAAATACAGTATTTGTAATTCCTGTGGCTTGTTGTATAACAATATCACTTTCAATAACCACTTCATTAAACTTAGCTGTAGTTCCATCTTCTTCAAAACCATTCGGCACAATAACCTTAGAACCAGCTTTTAGGGTTAAAACACCACCAGTCAAATCAAGTTTAATGTTTTGCGGTATTTCTGTACTACAATTTGTTACTTCTGTACTACATCTAGCAAAACCTACTGAATTACTTGGAACATTTTGAAAGTCTATATCTACTTTATCATTAAGAACTTCTGTTACTGCCCCTTCTGTTAAATTTATATCTTTACTCATTTACTTCTCCTTCCGAAGTTAATAAAGTTGTATAGTCATTTGTTTCAAAGAATTTATCTAGTTGTTCACTTGTTATTCCTAAAGTGTTTCCAATTACATCAATTAATGGATTACCTCGGTAATAATCGTTAGCGTATTCAAATTCGATTAATACTGCTGGGTCTGTAATTTGTGCTTTAATCATATCAGGTGTTATTTGTTTTGCCTGATATAGTCCTAGGAATACTTCTCTTTTTGTTAATGAAAGTTTAGCTATACGTTCTTTTTCTGCTTGCTTTTGTTTTTCTTCCCAAGCTTCATCTTTTAGAACATATTCTTCACCATCTAGAACATATTCTAAATCTGTTTCTTCTACTTTTTCAAGATTATAAAAAGTTTGGTCTAGTGGTTGTTCTGTATAAAATTTAATTTTTCCATTTTGATAACCTAAAAACATTATTGCACCTCACCTTCTGCATAGACAAATCTAAAGATACTGCTATTTACTGTTCCAGTGTAATATACTTTAACTTCATCCCCTTTTTTAGCTGGAATATAGCAATAGCTATAATTATTTGCCACTGGAGTATGACTGTTTGAAAATATACCAGTAGTTTGATTTTCTAGTGAACCTTGTTTGTCTGTTTCTGTTATTCTTATTCTAAGGCAATACCACCCATTAGCAGGAGCGATATAAGTGGTACTACTAGCCCCTAAAGTTAAATCAATATATTTATTTGAAGGCATTGCCCATCTGCTAACTTCAGTTTTGTCATTATAATCCACAGCTCTGAATGGTTGATATGGTTTGAAGTTTGATATTACACCTTGTGCGTTAAGGAACTTACCAATAATAACTATATTATCTAAAACCCAATCATTTATTTCGACTGAATAATATTTAAAAGTATTTTCAACTGGATTAAACCAACCTGTGCCAGATAAGTCGTGAGGTGGTGGTACTTCTTGTATATAAGTTCTATCAACATTACTACCACGAACCCTTTGAGTATTCAATAGAATATATCTTAGTTGTCTAGATGTAATTGGTTCCTCAGTATGCGTTTCAACTTTAGTAGTTTTATACTTTGTGTTTTTTAATGTACCATCATCATTTCTACCATTTGGAATAAGAACTTTAACTCCTTTATCTACCCAAATAGTAGAACCTATGTAGCCCATACCGTTGAATACTTCATCAACACTTGTAAAATTCGTGCCATCTGCTTGACAAACCATAAAAGGAAAACTTAGATAAGTATTAGTGTTCCACTTAGTACCGTCATGTTCTTTTATTAAATTTGTTGTTGTATCATACCATCTATACGAAGTAGTTGATTGACTAGGAGTTGTGCCCGAAATAACATATCGAGATGCGCTAGTATTAATAGTGCCATCATACATCAGCATTATCATTCTAGTATCAGTGCCAATCGCAACTGGAGATAAATCTTTCAAAATTTCTGCTAAAACAAAGAATCTTTCACCATCCCAAGATGTGTCAGCTACTTTAAAATTTTCATGGATAAATGTAGAACCTGTTGGATACTGAGCTGTTAAATCTTCTGTGCCATAAGGAACAATCATAACAGACCCAGCTAAAACAGTCAATACACCATTAACAAGAGTATATTTTATTCTTTGTGGAATTTCTGTGATACAGTTTGTTCTTTTGTCACTTAAATAAGTATCATTTATATATTCTTCTAATTCACTACCTTCATAATTTCCACCATCTAAATCTACTTTATTATTTAAAGCTTCACTCATTTGTGCTAAATTAACTTCTGTTTCAGGTCTTTTTGATTGACCTACATAGAAATATAAATATTTTTTGAGGTCTGTATTTTTATATTTTTCACGAGGTAATTTGAAACATCTATTTTCTGTATCAATAATATAATACCAAGCAGAGCCAGTATTTTCATATAAAGAACGTATTTTATCTTGTTGACTTACATCGGCAATTTTAAAATTGTCTGGAGTTAATCTATATATAATTCCGTTTTCTGTTTTTTGAACTGATTTTTCATGATTATATTGTTCTTCTAAAATGTCGTAGGCTGTAATATACATTCCGCCAGAATGCCAAGAAAAGTTATCGGCTCTTAAATAAGAAGCGTCATTGTAAATATGGTCACTCCAAATGTGAGCAAACATTGGTAATCCACCGCCACCAGCAACACCAAGTTCTTGAACTTGCCAAATAACAGTTCCATCTTCAATTGTTGTACCAGCTTCTAATGAACCTCTTGTATTAAGTCCTTCGTTAGAAGTTGTACCTGCTTGAATACAAGTTAATTGTAAGTTATGGTGATATGGACAACCAACTTTTTCGTCCAATTGATACTCTGTATTCATTGTTCTGTAATTATTTAAGCTATATAAATTAGCTGGAGTTAAAACTGCATCCGAACAATGACAATTTAACTCGTCAACCACTGCGGCTGTTCTTAATAAACCAAAAGAACTTGAAGTAGCGTCAAATAATCCATTTGAATTATATGGGTAAGTTGTAAAGTAAGTTACTTCCCCGCCTGAAATTGTTACTTCGCCAACTGGAATGTAAGGGTAAGGAACCCATTTTCCGTCTAGTGTTAATTCTAAAATTGTTCCATTTGTGCCCATAATATAGTTGTTATGAACATATTTCAAATTTGCTCCGGAAGAATAAATTTGTTCAAAATTTACAAGGTCTTTTGAAATTGCGCAAATACCATTATCCCCAACCACTAAAACACTTTTGTCGGGCATTACTGAAATATGTCTAACCGTTCCAGTTGTGGGGAGGGTTATTTCCTTAGTACTTTTGGTAATAACGTCAAATGTATAAACTCTATTTATTCCGCCTAACAAAGTATTCTCATTTTCATATGCAGTCATACAAGTAGGACCGTTGATGGATACAAGTGTCGTCCAAGTCGTTAAGTCTGTTGATTGACATATACGTTTATCCTCCGTTAATACATAATAAGTATTATTGGCAAACATAACATCTCTTAATGAAATGGAGTCTGTTACTTTAGAAGTATTAAATGCCAACATATCAGGTGAATAAGCTAACAGTCCAGAAGCTGTTGTTGCGAAGTAACGTCCATTTAACTTTTTAACATTTGTAACTGCCGAATTTGTGTTAATTATTGCACGACTCTGCCAAGTCTTTAAATCGGTGGAAGTGTGTATAATGCCTGTTGAGCTAACTAACTGAAATATATTTTCGTGAACAAGACAAGCAACAAAATTAATATCTGTTTCTGTTGTTGTTAGTTCTTTCTCAGTCCAATTTTTTCCGCCGTCTTCGCTTGTTAAGATAAACTTTCCTTGTCCAGCGGCTACATATAAATTGCCGATATTGGTCATGCAATTTATATTGATAGATTGGCGTGTTTGAGGTGTTATATTGTAAGTATCTTCACTATAAGAAACGGAATTTTCGCCGTTAAACCAAACATCCCCATCATTTGCATTTTCCGGTTCAAGTAATTGTGAGTAAAATTGGGCGTCTGTAATATTTGAATTAGAACCATCTACTACTACTGTATATTCTCCGTCTGCTAAATTTTCTAAATATAGCGGATTAATGTTTTCAATTTCAGTTGTAACCCCGTTTCCGCCCGTTGTTACTAAATTAGGATATTCCCCACCAACTTTGAAATTTAAAGTTCCATCAGTAATATCCAAAAGGTCAGCTACGCCGTTTGTTTCGTTACCCTCGTTCACTCCAAACTTGGTTAAAGGGTCGGCTCCTACCCCTTGTTCCATTAATTCAAAGTTTTCGTTAATTTTGGTTCTTATGGCATTTAGTGTATCACCATTATTTAAAATTTGAATTTCCTTCATAATTACTCCTTATTAATTTTAAGTTTATTATGGTTTATTATTTTCTATTTATTATAATGAGGACAGCTAGTCATTTTATCAATAGTTGTGTTGTAAAGTTCTTCTAAAGTTATTACTCTTTGTCTTAACGATGATACAGCTTGTTCTGTTGCAGCAAGTCTTTCCATAGCATTGTTATAGCGTTTCATATCTTCCCTTAACAATGCTACATTTTTCTCATTTTGTTCCTTATACTCTTTTAAAGTTTTTTCTTGGTTTCTCTCTAATCGGTCTAAGCGACTGTTTATGAATTTAATACTAACAGCTAAACCACCTATAAAAATTCCACCTTCTAAAACGGCGATTAATAACATACATATTTCAAACGTCGTTAAGTTCACGCTAATTCTCCTTTTTCTCGTAACAAGTAATTCTTATAATTAATTTTGTGTCTGCTGGAGTATCTATATAACAAGGTGTATAGAGCAAAGTAACACCCTTTTTATCAAGGACTTCGACATAGGTTAATAGTTTTATATCCTCTGGTACTAAAAACTCTACATAAATTGTTCCACTTTGTACACTTATACCAAGCTCATTTATTGTTGTTTCATTATTTAATCTAATATTTCCTAACTCATTTAAAATTGTTTGTGTGTTTTGATGTCCTTCTGGAAGTTTTACATAATTAGGTAATTCGTTTTTAGGAATAATGTTAAATTCGTTCCAAATATTTTCATCGTTCCAAATATCGCTATTCCAAGTATTTTCATCCAGCCATTTTTGAAACTCTATATTTTCAATTAATGTCGGAATATTAATAAATACAACGTCACAAGGTTTAATATCACGTATTGTGTTAGCAACTTCCCTTGACCAACTATAATCCAATAAGAAACCGTATAAAGTAATAATTAAGTCGTCATAATCAACGTCTAACTCGTAATTTGTTTCCCCTAAAACTGCATTAAGGTAATTTCTTAGCCAAATTGTTGTATAAGGTAATGTTGAGTTTGACCTAGCTAATAAACGTTCTTTTCTAAATTCTAACGTTTCAATGGAAGGGTCAGCGGTAATTTTCATAACCCTTTCAAAACGTTCCACACCGATTTCATCACTTGTTTGTATGTAAAATCTAGCGTACTCTTTATCTACTAAACTAATTAAAATGTCCCAATTATGGTCTTGTGCTTTAACAAGCTCGTCCATTTCTTTAACGTCTTTGTAGACGTCTGGCACGTATTCGGATGTTGATACTAAATGTTCTAAACCCATTAAGCCACACTCACATTCACTGTTCCTAATTTTGCTATAAATTGTTCTTCTTTAGTTTGTATTAATTCAATATCTTTTTCTTCACCGTTTATTTTACAAGAAACAATATTTTGAACACCTTCTGCCCTAATCGCATTTGCTAATATTTGGTTGTGGTAAATAATAGATTTATATTCACCGTTACCGTCCGCCCATTGGTCTTGTATTTGTTTAATATAGACTTGTATATTAGCTTCAATGTTTGCTTGTACAGTCGGTAAATAAGCAGTATTTCCTAAAATAGCTTCTATTTCGATATTCAAAACTGTTTCGGTTGGAGCTGTTATTACTACATAATGTCCAATAGGTACAACCCCAAGACCTAAACCCTTTGTATTATTTCCGTTGTCATAAAAGTTTTCCGGGTCCAAAGTCTGTTCGATTGTGTTTTGGTATTCTTCGGAAATTGGTTGGTTACTAGGGTCAACACAGGAAATAACAATGGTTTTATCTTCTTTACTTGTTCTTGGATAAATTTGACTTTGACCAACACCATCAAATTCTTTCATGTACTGTTTGTAATCCGCTAAGTTACCACCAAACGCTTCAACATTAAATGTAGCGAAATAGCGTTCCTTAACGGATTCATTTGTTTCCTTGTCCCTGGCAGGTGTCAAAACAGTTGTTAAAGTGGCTGACCCTAAAGTATCCATTTCTGTTAATGGTAAAATTTCGCCGTAATAAGTGTTTCCTACTGTTCCGGGTGTTTCACATTCTAAAACATAATTTCCAGGAACAATTACATCGTCAACAACATAATTTCCAACGACTTTATAGTTAATAATATTAGCTTTATTTTCATCAATTGTACTAAACAATGAACCAACTGGAACAGTAGCAGGAGTACCGTTTGCGTATGTAAAAGTTCCAAGTCTTTCTGCCTTTGTGGCTTGTTCCCTTGTAATACCACGTTCCGCAACCCTGTAATCAATTTTTTGTTCTTCGGTGGCGTCGATAATATAGGCTTGGTCTACTATTTTTTTAAATTCCATAAAAACGTCTGCCATTTTTGTACAAAAAATAGACAACGTGTCATATATTACAGAGCCTTGTCTTTTGTCGGTTTCGTCGTCTACCTCTTCAAGTGCCATATTTAACAAATATTCTTTTGTATAAATTTCTAAGTAACTTCCGATTGTCATAAATTACACCTGCACATTCATTTCCATTGGAACCGTACCTTCAGTAGAATTGATATTAAATGTTATTGTACAACTATCTATCCCTGTTTTGGTTATTATAAAATTTTCCATTCCTTGAAATCTATCGTCTTGACTTAGCGCTTCGTAAATATCACGTTCAATGGAACCTTTTATAAAATCAAATTCCTTACCTATATAATTATTTTTATTAAAACCATAATTGCCGTCATAAATAACGTGGGCGTATCTTTCAGTCATTAACATTTTTTGTGCCGCAATTCTATACGCTTCTAAACCGTCTGTGACCCCTACAATACGCTTATTGGTAAAATCCAATTTATACGTTTTAGTGGGCTCGGTTGCATATTCTATATCTTGTGTTTCTACATTTGTTTGTAATTGTGGTATCATTACTGTTCTCCAAATTCGTTTGTAATGCCTTCTTGGCGTTGTAATACAAAGTATGTTTGTCCTTTAGCTACCCTTAATAAATAAACAAAGTCGCCCACTTGTAAACCACGCCATAATAAAATTTTAGGGTGTGCAAACTCTGTGTAAATTTTAATTGCGTGTTTGTGGTCGGCTCCTTGTCCGTCATTTGCCAATTCTGTTTCGGCATCTATGAAATGTCTATGTTGATATTTTCCGTCAGCTGGTTCTAAAGGGTTTGGGGTTGTTGGTACATTAATCCAAGTTTCTTGTACAAACGCACTTAAAATTAAATTCTTTTCGGTTAATTGTAATTTTTCACTAATATTTATTTTTAAAGGATTTACCCCTGTTACTTTACCAGTAAGAACATCACTAAACCTGCTATCTGGAAGTTGATTAGCTTTTTTTGTAGCCTCTAAAATTACTTGTCCAAATTCCATTAAATTACCTCCACGTCTAAACTCATTGTATGTTCGTTATGGGAAATTTTGTGTGTAGCGCTAGTAATTAAAACATAGTGACCCTGTGCCACTTTTTCTTCCTCTAAATCGGAAATTAATAGTGTAATCATATTACCAGCTATACATTTTGTGTCCCCTAAACATTCAAGTTTTAGAGTTTTAGTTTGTTTGTTATATCGTGCTTTAAGAAGTTCTAAATGGGCGTTAATTTGCGACATAGTCCATTTAGAATCCATTTTTTCGTAATATTGTAAGACACCCCATTTTTTAACGTTTTCTTGGTCTGTCCATACAACTTTATCACGTTTTAACCCTTTGTTCTCTTCCTTTTTCTTCTTTTGGTCCTCGCCTTCAGCTTCCCTTTGAACTTTAAAAACCGTATAAGTATTCTCAATATCCGTACTAAATTCATAATCTAATAATAAACTTTTGTCCCCTATAACTATGTCTGTTAATTGTTTTCCACAATTTATTAATTCTAATGTACTACCATTGGCACGAACACAAAACCTTTCTTCCGTTCCTATAAAAGTTTGGTCTATAGCGTATTCCAACATTGTGTTAAGGGTTTCACCGTCATGGATTTTACTTGGTATTTTATAACTACTTGTATCCACTACCTTGTAAGGAAATTCTCCAGCTTTACAAATACGTTCAAAAAATTCATTAACGGTTTCGCCGCTAGTAACCATTACGTCTTTATAGGCTAAATATCTTTTAATATCGTAAGCTTTATATTTAACAGATTCATAAGCTGAAAAACTCTTTTTAAAAATCCAGCCATAAAACATATGAACACCGTCAACTTTTAAAGATACAACATCACCTTCTACAAGGTCGATTTCCGGAACTTTTACACAAGAAATTTCCATAGTGGCAGCAGTATCGTTAAGAACATAATTTAAACTAACTTCTTCACAGATAGACCCTATGTCCCATTGTTTTCCGTTTTCATTTTTGGTTGCGATTATCTCAATATCGACCATCTATTGAACCCCTTGTATTTGGTCTTGTTTAACCCAGCCTCTCCAACCGCCATCCATTGTAGTTATGTGATATTTGTTTGTAGCGTTTTTGTTGCTGGCTATATGACTTATTTTACCCTTAAAGTTAGTAAATGTTCCAGTAGGACTAGCTCCAAAACTATCATAAAAGTATTTACCATTTACAACAACAGTATCCCCAATAGCTAATCCCTTCTTTTGTCTATCGGGCAAAGATGGTATTACTTTTTTAACTGTGGAAGCTACGTCCTGTGTGGTTTTTACTGCTTGTCTTAATTTAGTTGGCGAGTGGTCTTTATATTCGATTAAATTTAGAACATAGTGCAAATCACTATCGCAAGTAATGTATTTTTTAGAAATGGACTCTACTAATACATCCATATCAATTCCACATTCGGTAACAATTAACCTAACAGGAACTTCTGCCTTTTGTAAGTTTTCAAAATACTGGAAATACTGTTCAGGTGTAAAGTTACTAAATACTGCACTCATAGGTCTTATCAAATAAGGCGGTAAGTATTTAGCAGCCGTATCCTGTATAAAATTAGCTTGTCCCGGAAAGAAACTTTCGATAGTTAAAGTGGACAATTCCACCCCTTTAGGAATAACAATTTGACCTAATTTAACAACGTTAGTCTTTTTATTATCACTGTTAGTAGTAACCTCAATTATTTCAGGGTTTACTGGTAACGTTAAAGTGCTAAGAAAAAATTGTTTAGCATAATTTAAAATGCTGGCTTTTGTTAATTGTTTTTTCTTAATATCCACTATTAATTGTGTTACACTTTGTGCGACTGGTAAAAAATAAAATTTAATTGCCATAATTTAAACCCCCTATGTCAAACTGCTTTCTAAAGCATCTAAAACAGATTGTTTAAGTGTTTCAATAATACCTTTAACGTCAGCAGTTTCACGAACATCTCCAAATGAAGCATTAACGTTTGGAGTCATTGTCGTAAATTTATTTACAAAGTTTACACGAGCATTTTCTTTTAGTAGTTCAACATCTTCGTCTGCCAAGTTTACACCTTCCGCTAGTTTACCTGTGTTTACGGCAGTTTTAGCCAAGTCTGCTTGCATATCTTTAAAGAATTGGTCGTCCATATTAAACACTTTATTACCAATTTTAAAATTGTCTTTTATACCTTGTTGGAAATTGTCGCCTTTTTCGTATCCAAAGTTAAACGCATCTTTAACTCCCATACGTCCTAAATCGCCGAAACCACCCAGTTCACTTAAAGTTTTATCTACTAAAGGCATAACCTCGTTGTACTTACCCTCTTGGGCTGCCTTATTTAAGAACTCGTTTGTTGTTTGTTTTAAACCAGTTTTCCAGCCTTCGACATTTTCGTATAAGTTACTGCCGAAAACAGTATCCAACGCTTTAGCAATACCCCCAATAATATTCAACACAGCCATCCCCAATGCTTGAAAGGCAGCTATGCCGGCAGCTACTGGGTTATGGAACACGTTTGCGAAGAAATTAGCGAACATAGCTATCAAGTTCCAGGCTCCAGTAATTACCCCAAATATAAATTCCCCTAAGGCTAATAAAACATTCCAAATGATTGCTACCGCCCCTGTAATAGCACCAACTATAATTCCAGTAGCACTATGTGTGGTTCCCATAACCTCATTTATTACTGCGATAACAAAGTAAAAAATAGCTATTAACGCTACCACTGCGTAAAGAATCCAAGTAAGTGGAAGAGCTTTAAGTGCTACCCCTAATCCCTTTGCCGCTACTGTGAAGCCCTTTGTAGCCCAAGTGGACGCAAAGGTTGCGAGTGTGTAACCCATTGTAGCTAATGTAGAACCGATAAGTTGAGCCTTCTCCAACATAAACGCTTTAGCCTTCATAGCGGAACCCCAAGCTATAACACCATAATGAACTAAAAGAGCGGCAGTTACTCCACCTATAATCGGAGCTAATAAATCCCAAGTATCCCCAACCCAAGCTATCATTCCAGCTATTGCAGTGAAAACAGGGATGGCGTATTGCATTAATTTTACAAATCCGTTTGTCATTCCGTCTATAAACCCTTGGAATTCTCTACTGTTCCACAAATCTCTAAATTTTATGTGTAGCGGTTCTAAACCTTTAACAACTTTATTTATAGTTTGCATCCACAAATCTCCAAATTTCATTGGCATTTCCGCAAACTTTTTATTTGTTTCGTCGGCTACACTAAATAAAGCCTTTTTGATAATGTCGGAAGTAATTAAACCCTTTGTTGAAGCTTCCTTCATTTGTTTATAGTTCATGCCCATTGAGTCGGCAATTGTTTTAGCCAACATTGGGGCGTTTTCTAAGATTGAACGGAACTCGTCCCCTTGTAAACGTCCTGATGCCATTGCCTGTGTTAATTGGTACATTGCGCCGGCTTTTTCGGATTGACTCGCCCCTGCAATACTGAATTGTTTGTTTAGTAATTCGGTAAAGGCTACAATTTCTTTACTACTTCCAAAAGCGTGATTAGCAGTAATACCTAATTTAGCAACGGCTGCAGTCATTTCGTTATAATTACCCAAAGACCTTTGCGACGCTTCATAAATTTGTTGTTGTAACTGTGCGGTTGTTTGTAGACCGTCGTTCATTAAATCTAAACGTGCTACGTTGCCAATAAAGGTGTCTCCACTCGATACTAGGTTACTTAACCCTTGGAATCCTACATAAGTGGCTAAAAGTTGTTTAGCCTTTCCTATAAGTCCGTCCATAGACGTTTCTACACCTCTTACAGAACTAGAGGAATTAACTAACGACGCTCTAAAACCGTCAATAGCTTTTGAAGCGTTCTGTGCATCACGTGTAGCTTGTTGGAAAGCTTTTTGAGAAACTTTATCCACACTCGCCATTGCGACAAGTGTGGAATCAAGTGCTTTCATTATTGAACGAAGAACGGGCGTCATACGGTCGTTTAAATTAAGGGAATTATTTATAGCGGCCATCTATCTTTTCCGTCCTTTCGTTTGTTTGGCTTTTTTGGCTTGTTTTTCTTGTTGTTTAGCATCTTCCGTAATGAATACCCTAATAGCAGCCTGTTCTTCACGACTTAATGTTAAGTATTCACTAGGGAATCTGTGGTGTTTGTTCCAACAGACATAGGCAAACCAAGTGTCTCTATCTCTGTCGGTTAAGAGTTTTTTACTTCTTCCTCTAATTCTTCATCGGAAGTGTTAAACCCTGAAATTTCACTAATTTTTCCGGTAAGTTCTTGCAACTCGCCACCTAAGAAAAATTTATTTAAAACTTCCTCAGGTGTTTTAGCTTTAAGTTGGTCTAAAACTTCTACACTTCTAAAATTAGGTTCAATAACGTGGTTTAAAATAATAAGTTCGCTAAATCGTCCTGAATTAAATTTAACCCCTTTATCCTTACCTACAATACTTGTACATCTTTGTTGATAGTCGTAGTATTCTTTTTGTGAAATAGGTTTAATTTTAAACGTGTAGCCAGCAAGTCGTCCCGGAATTGATACTTCTTGTACCAATTCCGCAACTGGATTACTTGCTAGAAAACTAATTAAATCTTTTGCCATTGTTTTGCTCCTTTTCTTTTATTATAAATTAAACGGCTGGAAGACCAAATGAGTTGATTATATCTAGGTCGCTGAATGTGAAGTCAGTTTCAAAGTCTAAAACAGAATCTTCAACATCCACTTTAGCAACTGGTAAGTTGTCAATGTTTACCCCTGAAAGTACAACGGTTTGAGTGCCAATTGTAGAAGTAGGGTCATTGTTTTCAATGGTAATTGTGAAGTAAGTATCCACACCATTTTTGATATAATCGTTTGCCATTTTTAAGAAGTCGCTAGTTACATAGTAAGCACTTAATGAACCAGTACCAGTCCAACCAATAGTTTTATGCTGAACGCCACGTTTACCAAGTGTTCTAACTTCTTCTTTTGTTTTTTCAACAGTCGCTTCTAATGTTTTGATGTAAAACATATCTACGATTTCACCGTTGATATTAGCGGTAACTTTACCCTCTTGCCCGCTAATTGTATCACCTGCATTTAAAATCATTTATCGTTCCTCCTTTATTATCCATTAACCTTAACTGTCATGTATAATTTTTCCATTGAATCAACTGGTTGTACTGTTAAATTAACAACAACCGCATCAATGTCTTGTCCAGCTATAACTTCAATATCTGTTTCAGGGTTAAAGTTTTGGATAGCGTTGTAAGTGTTTTGTAATGTATTTAGGTAGTTGATGCAATCACCTTTGTAAATAGCTCTACCTGAAGCGTTGTTATCAACTTTTCCAACGTAAGTTGTTGTCCATTTTAATTTGAAAGTATTAGCGATTTCATCTAAAGTTCTTTTTACTCTGTTTTTAGAGAAAGCGTAACCTTTCTTAGGAACAAATGTATGGAAAGAGTTAATATCTTTTTCGATTACGATAGCACCGTCATCACGTTTTGATAAAATGAATTTACCTGCATTTAATGCTTTTTCAATATCTTTATCAGGAATTTGGTCGATGATTTCAACTGCTACTTCAGGGTCAGCAACTACATGATAAGTTAATGATTCATTAATAGCCGCACCAGCATCTAAACCAGTTACTTCTGCAACAAAGATTTCAGGAGTTACTGTTTCGCCAACTATTTTATAACCGTTAATTGAATTGATTACATAGTCGCTATCTGTAGCTGATTTTAATACAACTAATTTACATTTTCTTCCGTAATCTTCGTTTTGTTGAGTAATGAATAATTTACCGGCGTCTAATACAGCCTTTGAAGTAGCGTAAGGAAGACCCATAGTATCAAATTTATGTTTACCCATTTCTGCAAAGTAAGCAGTATAAGCAGTATCTGCAACAGTTCCGTCTGTACCACCTGTTAAAGGAGTTCCAGCAGTTACTTGTAAAGCAGTTGATTCATCGAAAACAACATAAGCGTTATCAACTAAGCCTGAACCGTCTTTTACTGTTTGTTGGTCTTTTTTAACACCGTTTACAATTGTTTGAACTGTATATGTAATAGCGTCGGATGTAGCAACGCTAACAGTTTCTTCTGTTCCTTCGCCAACTGTAATTTTAATACCATCTGTATTAGAGTAAGCAGTAACAACTCCGATAGCAGTATCTAAACCTTCATCACCATAAAGAATTGTTCCATTCGCTAATTCTTCGTTAGTGTAGAAGTTGCCAGTTGTTGTGCCTGTATAAGCGTATAAGTTTTGAAGAACTACAATTTCAATGTTGTTACCAAAAGTACCTGCATATTTAGCAGTAAATTTTTTAGTTCCAACAGTAGCTTCTGCTTGTTTACCACCAGCATCTAATCTATAAATAAATGCTTTGTAAGTGTGTGTTAAAAGTTTTCTTAAAATTAACGCTTCCTCGTCAGTTACGTCTAAACCAACTTTAGCTAAAGAAGAACCGTCTGTTAAATCTGTACTATAAAGTTCTGTTAAAGTATCGCCCCAAGTTAAAGGAATAGCGATAGTAGCAATGCCTCTTGTACCAACTTTTGTCATAGGTTTTGGAACAGACTCAAAGTTAATATAAGCACCAGCTCTTACTTTGTTTTGACTTTGGAAAACTCCACCTGCCATATTTATAATCCTCCTATTTTTGTATTAACAGTTTTCATTGATTATTATTTGTAATTCGCCCATTTTCGCTGCTTGTTGTGCGCTAATGTATTTTGTTCTTACTGTGTAGGTTACACTTATTTGCATAAATCCTTCTTTTTCGTCTACCGAAAAATCTTGACCTTTGCTGGGAAGTGTCGTTTCCACATATTGGTCTCCTACTTTTTGAAAAGCTGGAAGGTTAATATACCTTATTGAGTCCATAATCTTTTCAGTTGTAGAGAACATATCTGTTCTTTTATTATTTATTATAATTGAGTCTACTGGAAAATAATTTATTATAATATTGAAAATATTTGTAAATCGGTCTGAACGTTCATTTATTTTGTTATAGTCGATACAGTAAACAGTAACGGCTGGAAGTTTTAAGTGTGTTTCTTTTTCTTTGTAAATATACAAGTCGTCACCAAACACTTTATAAATAGATTTACAAACTGCGCTAATTATTTCGTTAGGTGTAATTTGGAAGAAATTTGCCATTAATTTAACCCTTTCCCTTTACAGAAGTCCCCAAAAGCTTTTTCAAAGCGTTTATCGAGCTGCAATTGGGTTCTAGTTAGCGCTATTCGTCCCATATGACGTCCAGGTTGCCATTTACCAGTATCACCGTATTGATTTACAATTCTATGACCGTCTTCAACCCAAGAAGCGTACTTTGTATTATTTCTAATAATTACGTAACGTTCATTTCCGTGACGTTTGAACGGTCCTACTACTTCCCAAGCCCCTTTTAACTTACCAGTATCAACAGGTGTTAGTCTTTTGGAAGCACCCATACAACGCATACCTTCTTTGGTCAAAAAAGTATTTAGGAAATTATCGTAATCATTAATTAACCCTTGGAAGTTTTTTCTAAACTGTTTAAATTCGTTATGGTTAAACCCACTCATTAACTCACCTTCCATTCATATAGGTTAATTTCCAAATGGTCTGGATAATATGTAGGTTGTCCAGCTAACCCTGTAATGACTTTACACACGTGACCAGTTTCGTCCACTTTCGATAATTCGAGAACGTCGCCACGTTGAATTCCGCAATTACCTACAAATATTGTAACAATTACTTCTTGGCGAGCGACGTCCAAATTACCGTCTTTTGAGGCGTCCTTGGTCGTTTCGTGTACCAAACAAGGCTCATCAACTAGAAAGGAGCTAAGAGTGTCCGAGCCCATACTCCCATCAGAATTACGTTCCAACTCACCTTCCCTTGAAGCAGTAAGGCGGTCTTTATACATTAATTTTGATAACATCTTGTTGCCTAAAAAGCCATATTTAATTACCATACAACTCTCCTAAATTTATTTAGTTGTGATTTGTAATTGGTAAGTAGTTCATCAAGGTCGCTTGTATGTGCATTGGCTATACTATTTTTTCCAGTAGAGTTACTAGCAAACCCATAAGAAACAGCACCGGAAGTAATATAGGTTAAAGCACCAACTTTAGGGTCTACATTTATTTCCACGTCTTTTTCTTTTGTAGGGTCGTTAGCTGTTAAATATCTAATATAGTCAACAACAAAATTAGCACGAATATAAACCATTTCTTCAGGAATACTGTTAATTTGACAGTAAGTCTTAATGAACTGGTCTACTTCGCCTAATACAAATTGTATGTTTTGGTCAGACCATTGGATATTATAGTTATTTAATTTAAACTTTACAATTTCTAGTGGTTCCAATGTTCCTAACTCCTTATTATTAACCTTCTAATAAAGCGATTAATTGAGCCTTATTGTAGTTCATAGCGTATTTGATTTCTTTTTGGTCTAATAAATCTCTTAATTGTTCATTAGTCAATTTTGTGTAGTCAACAGGTTGTGGGTCGCCTTCGCCACCTTCTTGTCCTTCACCTTCTTGACCTTCGCCTTCACCGTCGGCATCTTGACCATCTTGGTCTTGACCTTCTTCCGGTTCTTTAGCAGGTTCTTCATCAACTATTTCCCAACCATAAGATTTGAACTCGTCAACGTGTTTTTCATCTACGTCCACTACTGAACCTGATGTATAGTTTTTTCCAGCGTATTTAACCGCACCTTTTACGATAAATTTTGTCATTATTTACTCCTTTTCTGTAAAATTTTAAATAAAGGAGGGAATAAATCCCTCCAATTATGCTTTATAAAATAACTAAACATTTGCTTTTAAGATGTAAATGTCGCTCATTCTTTCAAATGATGGAAGAACGATTTCAGAAACAATTGTTTGAACGTTTACTGGGTGAGCTTCTTTTAATGTTGTAATAGCGATACCAGTATCAACGATTGAAACGTTAGCTTCTGAACCAGACATTAAATCAAATTCTTCAGGAGTTGTACCGTACCAAGTGTTTCCTAATGTGTAAGAAGGAAGTAATGTTACTACACCGTTAGGGAAGAATTTAACTTCTTGACCTTGTTCGTTTTTGAACATTTTATCGTAAACGATGAATGTTAAGCCTGTTTCTTGTTCAACAAACGCTTTACGTTGGTTAATAGTTGTATGAACATTAGCGTGACCAACTGGATTCATAGCTTTTGCGATTTTTTCAGAAGCTAATAAATCTTTTAAAGTTGTTGAGTTTAAAAGAACTCTAGTTGATTGAACGCCGAATGTTTCTGCCATATAAGCTTTTGCTTCTTCAAGGTCAACAATAGGGTCTGAAGTTGCGTGTGCTGACCATTTAGCATCCGCAGTTAAAGTTTTAACGTTTTTAGTTTGGAATTCGCCATCAGCGTCGTAATTGTAAACATAGTTTGCGTCACGTCCAGTTTCGCCAGAAGCAGTTACTTCGATAGTACCACCAGACAATAATGACATACGCATTCTTTCTGCTTGTACTCTACCACCTTCAACAAGGTTAGCAATATCGTCAAAAATTCTAGCAATTGTTGGTTCTGCGAATTTTTCGCCTTTTGCTAATAAAGTTTCGATATTTTGTCTATCTTTTTCACCGATTCTCATAGCTTCACGGAAGAAAGGCATTTCAGTTGAAAGTTCTTTAACACCAATTCTGTCACGTAATGAAGCTTTAGTATCAAATGCAGAAGGTTGTAACGCAATAGGTAAGTTGTTTTTGCCTTTAATCCAAGCTAATTCTAAACCTGTTTGTTTAGCAACTGGGAAAAACTGTTGACCAATGTAAGAGTCTTTCATATTAACATTTACGTCTGTCCAGTATGCCGCAATCGCTTTTGAATCAAAAATTTCATAAATTGATTTTGCCATTTTTTATATTCTCCTAATGTATTCTATTAACCTAATTTTTTAATGAACGCTACTTGTGGTAAATCAACGGTGCCAGCTGGTTTTGCTGGTAGTTTTTCTTCTAAAACAAAGCCGTGAATTACGATTGCAGCTTGTTGGTCGCCGTCTGTAACGTCGTAGTCATTAAGTACAACACCAATTGCAGTAGCGTCGTTAGCTGGGAAAATAGTTCCTGCTTTAACGATTTTTCTGCCTTCTTCTGTAACTGCTAATGCAGAATCTTTTTCTAATTTTCTAGCAATAGCTACATAGTGGTCAGGAATAGCAAGAATGTTTTTAGCGCTTGCGTATTCGATTGTTTTCATTTTAACAGCCATAAGTTCTTTTTCCTCCTATTAATTATTCTTCTGTTTTTGGCTTAATACCCATCATAGCTAATCTTTGTTGGGCTAATCTAGACCCAAAAGATTCAGGTGTGTCGGTTACAGGTGGATTTTTTGTTCCATCTTTAGGTGGTTCTCCAAATCGCTTTGTTCCTGGGTTAGTGCTTTGGTTAGTTGTGAACAAGAACGCTTTATCTTTTCTTAAAGTTTCGTTTTGTTCTTTAAAACCGTTAGCAATAGTGCCGTCTTCATTTAGGTTAATTGTATCTAAATTGAACATACCTGCTACCATTGATACATCATATGGTTTACCAGCTTCATCTTCTAACAAGGCTAATCTAATAGCACTTTTCTTTCTTTCTAAAGTAAGTGTTTGATTGTACTCGTCAGCTTTTGTTTTGTTAGCTGTTTCCATTTCTTCTAATTTAGTTTTTAGAGCCTGTGCATCACCTTCAAACTTTTTAAGTCCTGCAATTTGGTCGTCACGTTCTTTTAGTTGTTTTGTTAAAGTTTCAACTTTTAACGTGGACTGTTCATGGGCTTGTTTTTCAACATACCCTTCTTTTAGGGAGGTAAGAACTTTTGTAATTTGTTCCTCCGTTAATCCCATTTCTTGTAATTTTTTCTTGTCCATTGTTGCTCCTTTTCGTTAGCGGTTAGACACCGTTATTTTAATAGTAAACACCTTTTAACTATATTTTTTATTATAATTTGAATTATTTTCGATATTTCTTTTCCCATTCAGGGTAAGTGATATTTCCTGGAACATAGTAAACTTGACCCTTTGAGCCTACTGCAATTCTTTCCAAATCATCTTCATCGTCCTCGAAATATGGAACAGTAGTTGTACGACAACGAACATGAAAAGGAGGTGTATTTACAGCTACTTGACTTTCGCTTACTTTAAATATTTCACCGTCCATATCTCGACAAATATCACTTGTACGAGAATCTAAAGTCGCTAATATTTGATATTTTTTAACTACACCAGTATTCCTATAACTGTCCATTGTGGATTGGTTACTAATATAATTAACTTCTGTTCTTACTAACCTAACCGCATTATTATAACTTGTACCTAATTTTTCCGCTAATTCTGTACTCATTTCTTTAACACCTGAACCGGCTGCAAAGTGTCTTGGTAAATCTTTATTTAGCCAATTTGTTAATTTAGCTTTGTTTTTCCAAATATGAGTTGAGTAATTGCCTTCATTCCAGGGGGTTTTAAGGACTTTTAAAACTGTTTCATTACTTGGTTGTGTAAACGACATTCCAAAGCCTAAACCTTTTTGAAGTTCAAAGGTAGTTTTAAAATAACCTTGTAAATACGACGCATTTAAAACTTTAGCCATATTTACTTCTTGTTGTCCTGCTAATATAGTTATTAAGGAATTAAGGTTATTTTGGATTTCCTGCAACTTCGTAACGTAAGCCCTTGCGGCTAGTTTTTGTAAGGTTTTAGAGTAGTTTTCTAAATTAGCTCCCTGTTCAATTAATTCCTCGACTTTCGCTAAATAAATTTTTTGTTGCGTTTTAAATCGTTTTAATTGTTTAGGGTCTAGCCTTCTTTTAACTTCCGCTAAGTCTAAGCCTGTTTCGGTGCTATAACGAGTGTAAAAAGCTTCTAATTCCTTTTGTACGTCAAGTTTAACCTGCTCGTAAATTTTAGCGAGTTCTTTTTCATATTCGACTGCTAATTCTTCATTAGAAATTAGTATTTGTTCAAATCGACGTTGCCAATATTCTGCATTACGTTTATTGACCTCAGCCATTATTCACCTTTTTTAGCGCCTGTAATGGTTTTATTTCTTGTACTGTTTTGATTAATAGAAGCGGAAGGTCTAGTTGTACCAAAACCGTCATTCATGGCTTCTTCCATAAGTTCTTGCTCTTCTTCCCTTTGGGCTTCTATACGTTCAAGTTCTTTATCTAAATCAGTTGTCCAAGGGTGGTTAGCAACAATAGTTTCATTACTAATAACACCCAATGAGTTTTTACAGTTAAGAATAACGTCGGTTTCGTTAATAATACCGTCGGCGTTGAATAAAATATCGAATTTAGTCTCTTCAAACTCTTCTTCGGTCACGTTAGCAGTTAAATCCATTTGAATAAACCAACATATTTCCTCGATACTAGCAGCGAAACTGTTAGCCATTGCCATACAGTCGGCATCCAAGTCGGCGTAACGTAATTTTAACGCAACACCTGATGTAGCACTTAAAGCTTCTTTTTGTATATTTACACCGTTTCCGGCTTCATAAATATCGTCTTTAACACGACTTAAATGCGCTTCGGTGCAAGTTGTATCGGCTTCACTTACTAATTGGTCTACACCACCATTTTCATCAACGAAAATATTTCTGTATGTAGCTAAATTTTGAGAAAACTCCCCTTTGTCTCCACCACCGTAACCCTTAATAACTCTAATTGCGTTAGGAACGTCCTGTATTAAGTCGCTTGTATCGCTTGTACGGTTGTCATAGTCGTCAATTAAGGTTTTTACATAGTTTAGTAATGAAATTTCTTCGTCGTTGTATTTAAACGCTACAAACGGTATTTTATTCCAAGTACGTTGTTCAATAACTTCCTCGCCTTTGTTATTTTTAACTTTAGTTTGGAAATGTCCTTTAGCAGGGTTTTCAACGGTAACTACTTCCTTGTCAATAACTAATTTTCCGTCTCTAATTTCGTAATACCAAACGCCTTCAATTGTGTAATATTCGACTTTAGTAATATCCTCTTTTTCACCGTTTTGTTTATATTCCGTAATGTTATAAAAGCGGATTAAACCTTCTAAAATAGTATGTTCCGCATCTGCCCAAAATGGTATAACTTCTTCGCTTGGAATACGTTTAAACGATAGTTTTCCAAGTCTGTCATAATATATTTGCATCCACGCAATACCGTTAATAATAGCGTGTTTACCAATAGTTTTTAAACGTCTAAAAAATGCCTTATCAAAATAATCTTTACAAGCTTCACGAAAATCAACTGCTTTCTTGTCGTCCTCGTCAACCTGCATTGTAAACTCTTTACTTAAAACGTAATTAACCTTTTGATTAACCAGTTTTGTGAAATAAGGGTGTACCAGTTTATTATTAGCGAGTTTCTCGTCCTCACGTTGTGTACCTTCCCTATCAATGTAATAACGTTTCTTATTAAATATGTCGTGTTTACCAACATAATAATCTTGTGCAACTAGCATTTCTTTTCTAGTTGTACTTTTCTTAAAATCGTCAATGTTAATATAAAGGAAATCTTCTTGGGGCTTACCTAGTTTTTCTAACTTTTGAACTAAAGTTTCTTCACTTAGTAAACCAGCTTTTACAAAATCTAAAAACATATAATTCTCCTATTTTATTATTATAGTGAATTAGAAATCTTCTAAATTATTATAACACAATTTTCAACTTAATTTTCTACAACTTTTTACAAAAAACACTTTTAAAATGTTTAAATATGTTATACAATGGGAATATAACATAAAAGGAGGCGATATGGATGGAGTCGCAAAAATTAAACAACGAATTAATAGACATACTTAAAATACTGTCGAAGCACGTTTCATATACAGAACATTATACAGCACAAGAAATTGACACCCTTTATGACGTGGGTGTCAAGTTACTAACTTTAGTTAATTTAGCTTTACATTCTAAAACTTTAAACGACTAACAATTTTCTTTTAAAAACGTAATAAGGTCGTACATTGGCGTAAGATTAGTATAACTATCTTGCGCCTCTTTTACACTATCTTTGAAAGTTAAAATTACCTTCTTAGGTGGATAAACATTAATGCTATATCCGTCTGTATTAAAGAAGGCACTTACAAGAAACTTTGTTTCCATTGCTTCGTCTTTGACTAAATAAATTCTGCCAAAGTTATTAGTCTCGTCCACATTTAAACATTTAATTCCAATATCGTTTAATTCTTTTTGTAGACGTTTTCTAAAATATGATTTAATTTCGTTATGTTTCATTTTGTTTGTTCTCCTGCGAATAAACGCCACATCTTTTTAAATCTTCCTTATCAGCCCACACATCCAATTTTTGTCCGTCATCTAACACGATTTGTAACTTAATAGGATTTCTGCATTCTTTTGTAAACAGTATACGTGATTCAAACTGTTTCCAAGCTCCAACGAGTTTATCATTAATGAATAATTTTGGTTCCATTTTTAATTGCCTTTAATTGTTCTACTGCCTCTTCCATTAATCTATTTATAAGTTGAAAAGCTATTAAATAGCTATCCAATTCGTTGGACCAAACTTCTGGCGATATTTCACCATTTTCGTATTGTTGGTTTCTTATTGTATATCGTTCTTTTAATTTAGCGTATTGTTCTTCTAATTCGTCAAGCGTCATAATTTTCCTTTCTAAAGCGCCCGTCTTTCCGGGCTGTCAAGCAGGGTGTTATTGTGCAACTGCTATTCCACAAACTCGTTGCTATCTTACTTGGGAGCCAGCGATAGCTCAAAGATGTAAACATCTTCATTAGGTTATTCCCTATAACCGTCAACCCATTACTGAATTGACCCTACCTGTATTTTCTTGTTATAGATGTAGCAGGCATTCCACACCTCCCTTACTCTCGTAGCGGGCTACGCTGCAACGCAGTTTAAATTTAATTGTCCTTCTACATAACATATATTAAATTAACAAAATTTGTAAAGTTACCAACTAAAGCCAGGATTATTAACCCTATGTAACGCATAACGGAAAGCATCCATAAAGTGGTTGAACTCGTCAATTGGTTTATTAATGATTTTAGCTGTTTTAGGGTCTTTATCCCAAACATAGTTAGAAAATTCAATTTGTGCATTTACACATCTTGGATGAACTATAATTTTAAAGTCTTGAATTTTTTGGATACCATGAAGAACACTATTTTGCCCTTTTAAGGCACCTTCCATTCTTAACCCTAATAATTTTAACTCGTTAATTGTTCTAGGGTCTTCACTATCGCCTGTAATTAAACATTTATCGTACCCTTTTAATTTAATAGCGTCCCTAATTTGTTTATTAGTCGCTTGGTACATATACAGTTCATCAAAAATATGTATAGTTTTTTCTTTTTGGTTTACCAAACAAGCGCAAAATGCAGTAGGGTCATTACTATAACCAAAGTCTAAGCCATAATATTCACGATACTGTAAATTTCCATATTTGTCTTTTTTGGTTTTAAGGTCGTGCCAGTTAAATTCTTCAACAACTACATTATTATAAATTAAACCTTCCGCAATACCCCATTCGCCCATTCCCTCGATACGGAAACGTCGTGGGTTATTTATGCGCATTTCTTCAAATATTTGCCTATCGTCGTCCCCTAAAAATTCATTACAGTCAAAATTCTTCGTGACTGCCATAATATTAGGGTTTGGCGGAACGTCAAAAAACCGAGATTTCAGCCAAATATTTTCACTCCAGGGGTTAAACGTCAATGTTAATTGTTTAAATAGTGGTTTAGGTAACTCACCACGAATGGACATATCTAATTTATTAAAAGCTTCTTCATTTTGACATTGAAAAGCTTCTTCAATCCATACCCAACATAAATGACCATCATCAACCGTAATAGATGTAATAGAATCAGGTTCATCAAGTCCCCTAAATAAAATAGTTTGTCCACTTGGTGTATATGTTAATTGTAAAGGTGAATTACGAATTTTCCACAAGTGCGCAACTTTTAATTTTTTAATCGCCCATTTTAACTGAGCAAATGTAGAACCTTGATGAGTGTTAAAATAACGTCGAATTACGAGCAAGTGCGGTTTCAAGCCATACTTCTCGTAATAATACATCATACTAGATATAAACCATAATGCAGTAGTACAAGATTTCTTACTACCACGACCGCCTTTGACTACTCTATAACGACCTTTGAATTTCCAAAAATCGTCATACCCCTGCCCGACGGCTTTTTTAAGGTTTATATTTAGCGCACTAATCTTCTTCTTGGATTTCGACTGCTTCGCCGTCAATAACATCCTCGTCGCCCCACATATCTTCACCAAAGAAATTAATGCCGCTAGTATGGTGAATATTCACCGTTTGTAGTCCCATAAGCTTATCCAGTCCCTCAAGCGACTGTTGACAAGCTTGGTTACTCGCAATAGCCATATTTTTACTTTTAATTTCTTTGATTATTTTTTCTTCGTAATAGTCGATTTTCTTCTCATTACCATTTTCAATTGCCTCTAACTTTTTCTTTGTCCAATAGGCAATAGCTTTATCGTGCGCATGAGCTAACCTCTCGACCTCTAAATAATTTAGCGCATAAAGTTTACGACGTTCAAGAATGGACATATCTAAATTCCACCCTTGTTCAACAATAGCCCTCTCCGCTAATAATTTTTCATAATACTCTTTGTACTCTTTATACCAAATAGCATTTAGCCATTGACTAGCTTTATTAGGCTCTAAATATTTCCCATCCTCGCCGGGCACCATATTACACACTTGTCTATAAACATCCGGAGGATTTTCGCCATTTAACGTTCTAACAACAAACTCTAATTTTTCCTCAGTCAGCCTAGGCAACCCAGGAATCTTCATCGTTTTGACTTCTTCTAAATCTAGCAAGTAAATAAACTCCTTTCTAATATTACTTATATTACCATATTTTAAAAATAATCCAAGGGCGGGAACCTGAACAAAAACGGGATACTAAAATTTTTTGGGATAGTTTACCATTACCCACTAATTTATTTTAGCGATTTTTCTTCCGTTTCTTCAACTTTTTTGTCGGTGGTGTTGTTTTTATATATAGTAAAAACACACTCAATTTTTCCTGAAGAACCCTGAAGAACCTGAAGAAAAGAGGTCGGACCCCTTGTGTACCAACGTGTTCAGCTGATTTTGGAACAAACCTGAAGAACCGGAAGAACTTTTCGGAAGAAACTGAAGAAATAGCACCTTTTCCTGAAGAAGAAGCCTTATATACGGCGAAAAAAAATTTTGAAGAAGGGGTTATGGAGGGGGAGAAATTTTTACGTAGGGTGAGCCCCACAAACTTTTACTAAAATAAAGGGTAGGGCAGGGTATCCCTTGACCCTACGGCGTTTGAGCGATTACGGTTGGCGAAACATAGTAATATCAAGGCTTTACAACCATAGGCTTAAAATCCAGTAATAACAAGGCTTTTGGCGTTTTTCGCCTAGTGTTTTTTAGTGTTTAGGATTATTTTCCAAGAGAAATAGGCATAACAACTATTGCCCTATATTTACATAGGTTTTCCTAGTTATATGGTTTTACTATATTAAAAAAACTTATTTTAAAGACACTACAATAAGCTACAAGGGTACTAAAAAACTAAAATAATATAAAACTATTAAGTAAAACAAAAAAGCTCGTAAAACACTTGTAAAACTTCGCTAATTAAGTATATTAAAATACTAAAATACAAGGGTACAAAAAACAAAAAAGCTAGCTACGTGTATATGGTTTTACTACTACTATTATTTACACTTATTTAAAATTATATACTTGTAAAACTATTAAAATTTTATGTTTTTTATTTACTAACATATTACATTTTTTATTTTATTTTTCCCGCCGGCCAGTCGATTTTTTTATTAAGTTTTAACGATACAAAAAAAGCGACTTAATAAAAAAATAAGTCGCTAAAATTATCAAGTTTATAAAAGTGTTTTTTGTTAGTTTTTTATTAAGGTTTTAACACTTAATAAAAGTAAATAACTAAAATAGCCAGTTATTAAAAAATTAAGTACAAAAAGACCATTGGCATTAAAAGTAAAATAAAGTGCTATTAAGCTAACTATTAAGTAAAATAATCTTAAATAAAATAAAGTAGTTTTTTTATATGTAACTTTAACATTTCCCATTTTTTAAAAATCCTTTCTTTTTTATATTTTTCCCGCCAAAGGCGCTAATTTTTTAGGTTAGCGCCTTGGTAACTGTTTTTTTAACTTAATTAATTTTTTTGTGCTTGTAATTCCGCAATTTTAGCTTTTAGTTCCGCAATTGTAGCTTTTTCCGCTTTAACAGGAATAAGCTACAATTGCGGAAAAAG